TAGAAATTGTAGCAGATGAAAAATAAATATTTGAGGTTCCTGAAGTTGGACCTGAATTAGGAGTTCCATCTATTTTTTGACCTAGTGTAAATGGAAAATTATTAACAATTGATGGATGTGTAAATACAAACCATCCCTTATCTAGGGCAACAAATCCAACAGGTATATCATAATTGTATCCTTGATTTGTTTGTGTAGGATAATTTTGAGATATTGAGACTGCTTTATTTACACCACTCCAAGGTCTTTTATCTGTATTTACATCAGTTGATTGAATTTCTAAATAAGAAACTGCAGCAGGGCGATTAACAAATGAAGAAGAAGGATTCCAAGTAGTATTACCTGATTTACTAATTATGGTTCCATTTGTAGTTCCTGTATATGGTAAATTAATTTCATCACAAAATAAAAAAGCTACATTAGTTCCAAGTAATTCACTAGCTTCAATTTTTTCTAAAACAGTATAAGTAGAAGAAACAACAGTTTTTGCAGATATATTTAAACCAAATGTTTGTGGAACTTTTAAAGTAACTGATCTTCCATCAATAAATTCATTATAAAATCCATTAGGTATAGGAGAAATTATTATTTTATCAACATTTAATTGTTGCAATTCTGGTTTAACTAATGATAAAGTAGAACCAGTTGAAAAAGCTGATGAAATATATGGTAAATTAAATGATGCAAAATAATTAGCTTCTACACTTGACAAATTATTTCTATCACATAAGGTATATGTTAATCCACTACCATTTAGTGTAACATTGGTTCTGATTTCCTGTCTTGTTGATACTGGACTTTCTATAGGTTTAAAATATTGATTCATATTAAGTTTTAATTAGCTTGATAATTGTATGCATCTACTGTTACATCATTAGAAATATATTGAAAATTATCTTCAAAACTTTGAGGAATAACCCCTTCAAATATAATTATATTATTTATACTTAAATTTAATGCTGCTTTTAAACAGCTGTCTTCACTAGTTCCAGCTACATCAGGCATTTGTCCTGTAGAAAAATTAGTAGATGTTCTATAATTTCTATCATTATCAAACAAAGCAAATTGTGTTATTTCAAAATTATCAGTTCCATTAGAATCAAATCTAATAGGATTACCATTATTGTCTTTTCCAAAAAGATATCTTCTACCTGTTTCTGTTAAAAACGCTGATGAAGTTATAGTTGTTGCTGAAGGTACTTTTCCCATTTTTTTTATTTTTTAAAAATCATATTCTAATTTAAATGATAAAAATCTACTATTAGATTTTCTGATTGGATATGTTGGTTTACCAACACCAACCAATTGATTTGCCGTATTAAATATTCCTATTTCTGTTATATAAACATTATCATTAAAATTTGGATCAAAAGTAGGATTAACAGTAGTGTTGAATGAACTACCATCAGCTATTACCACAATAGAACTTTTAAATGAATATGCAAGAATATTTGTATTTACAATACCAAAGAAAAATGATTCATTTCCAAAAGTTAACCCTGTATTATACAAATAATCAGCGTTATTTGTAAATACATTATCTAAATTATAGGTAGTTCCACTATTATAATCAGCTTCAGATATAACAAATTGATAGCCTTGTAACTTTAAAGGATCAATAGTTAAATCATTAGTATCTCCTGTATAAATACCATTACCTATACCATTGGATATCAATTTCCATCCATCAGATGGAATAGTATTATAATTATATAAATCTGTATCATTTACTACATTTACCAAAATTTGTATTTTGTTAGCATTCCATCCTGTACCTGAATATGTTGAACTTGATTCCATATTCAAAGATGAACGTAAATATGGAAATGAATTGCTTGGAAAAGAAGCGTTTATATAAGTCTTATTTCCATTAGAATCAAATTCACCTTTTATTTTTTGTACATATCCACAGTGAAGACTTTGTGGGTATCCAAATGTTATACCAGAATTATAAACAGAATTGCTATTAACAATATATGAAACATAATAAGTTTTTCCACTTTCACATAAACCTAAAGCTTGTGAATTTGATAATGGATACTTTGGAGCTGTTCCTAACGAAACAGATAATGGTGGTAATGTATAATTTCTATTAGATTTATAGGTCATAGCATATAATAACTCTTGATCTGTTATTACAGCTATCTTTAATTTATGATAAACACGTCCTACAATAGTGTTATTAATTGAAGAACCGTCTCTTAATAATCTATATGTAGTATTTGCAGAAATATCAAATGTAGTATCTCCTGCAATATCATATAAATCTATACCATATGACATGCCTTCACCATTATTTGCAGGGGTTTTATGCCACATAATATTTGGTATAGTTAAATGAAAAGAACCTTCAACTAATTGTTCAGCATAAGTATTACCTGTATATAAATTCGTAAAGTGAACAATTCCAATATCTCTTGTTTCAGATGAAAAATTCAAATATGCTCTAGTACCATTATATTCTATAGAACCATAACTTGTATAACCACTTAATGTAGAATATGTTCCTGGAACAGAATTTGTTCTAACTATATTCATATTCCAAACAGAAACAGGTACTGTATAAGCTGTACTATAATATGTTTCTATCCCATTAAATGGATATACATAGGCATTAATTTTTTGATTAGATGCAGTGGTGCCAAAGTTAGGTGTTGGTCTATCTAAATATAATGTATTTGTAGATGCTGATATTATTCTATACCATAATCCAACTGTAGGGTTACCAGAATACAAAATAGTACTAGAATCATATGTTTTACCAGAATTTTGAATAGGTTCCCAAGGAATATATATTAATTGACCTACATTTGGTGAATAAGGTAATTCTGAACCAGAATCATAAGCTATAGTATTTAATCCTTGTGGCAATCCATTACCAGAATATGTAAATGTTAATTTTGTATAATATTTAGATTGTTCTATTCCAAAAGCATTTGTAGAGCCTGTAAAAAATCCAGTAGAATCAGTTACACCTGAAATAAGCTGTTTTATTGAAGTCACTCTAGATGGTCCTAGAGGAATAAAATTACTATCATCTAAATTTGTAAATGTAGGTTCATCGTCTTTTGGAGCTAAAATTCTATTATTTAGAATAGAATATGTATTTGTATGGTCAATACCATAGTCTATTTCTCTATCTGAAAGAGCAGCTTTATCAAAAGTTAATCTACCCAAAGATAATAAACGTCTTCCTGTATCAGTAAGTTTTATATTAATAAATGTGGTTGGTTCATTTGGAAGAAATCCACTCATGTTAAATTCTATTTAAATAAAATATAATTATTAAAATGTCAAAAATAAATATAGTTAAAAAAATTTTCTTTAAAATAGCTATATTATTTATTATGTTTACCATATAATAATAAAAAATGATTTCTTTTTATTAATATTTATAAAAAAATAAAAAAAAATTGGATATTTTAACTATAAATACAGGACAAACTTTATCTGTTTTTGCATCACCTGGACAAGATTCAAGAATTCCAACAACTAAATCTGAATCAATATTTACTTTTGGTTCATTTAGAATGGAAAGAAATTTTAATGATAATGTATTAACAGGAGATTCAAGATCAATAAATTTTAATAATTTTTCTACATTAGAAACATTAGATTATACACAAACATATGATCAAAAAAAATCTTTTTCTGTATCCAATAATGAACTTAATTTAAAAGAAAATGAACCAAATAGTTATGCTTATTTTGGTTCATTTTATTCTACAGTTGCATTAGCAATTAATAATATTTTAGAAAATTTCCCATATGCTTTATTAGGTAATCAAATAATAGATTATAGTAATTATACTACAGGTATAACGATTTTTAGCTCATTTAAAATACCATATAGCTCAATTACTAATCAAGGAGATATAATTATTAATACAGGTTCTACACAAGAAATATCTTTAGTTAATAATATAAATAATTTCTCTATTCAATTAAGTGGTTCTAATATCATATATGATATAGTGGATTATAAATATATTGCACCTACTGGAAATACTCCACATTTACAATTTAATATAAAAGGAGATTTATTTAGTGGCTCAACAGCAACAACATTTTCAGCTCCCATTTATATAAGACCATCTGAAGTTATATATAATACATATTTACATAATTTAAGTAGATTAGAATCTCAAATATTATTAGATGGCGATTTTTCAATTCCTAATGCAACAATACCTGATCAATATGATATAATAAATTTCAAATGGCCAAAAATAATTGATGGGTTTAATCCAGATACATATGGATTTTCATTCGAAGAATATCAAACTAGATTTTTTTATGCATGCGATTTAGTAGACAATGATAAAACAAATATCATGTTTAGAACATTTTTTCCAGAAAATTTTATTGAATTAGATGATGAGTTTAATGACATTAAATCATTAGCAGAAGTATACACAAAAGAATTTGATCAAATAAAACAATTTATAGATGGAATAGCTTTTGCTCATTCTATAAATTATGAAAAAGAAGAAAGTGTTTCCAATAAATTTTTATTTAAATTAAGCAATTTACTTGGCTGGGAATTATCATCATCATTTGATGAAACAAACATGTTTGAATATTTAATAGGAGATATTGAAAATGATGGTTCATTAAGTGCATTAAATATTGAAATTTGGAAAAGAATTTTAGTTAATATTGTATGGTTATATAAGAAAAAAGGAACTAGAGACGCTCTACAATTTATTTTTAAATTAATAGGTGCACCAGATTGTTTAATAAATTTAAATGAATTTGTCTATGAAATACAAAAAACAAATTTTAACCAAACAATTGAACCTGATGGAATCAATAATCTTAATGAGACTGGTCCAAAAATAAACGAAAATGGATACATAAATTATGATGATAGTAATTATATATTTCAAGAAGGCGGTGTTGGTAGAGGTGATGGACAAGTATATATTGATCAATGGAAACCTGAATTTAATCCAATAAAAAAAATTGACAATATAAAAACTACTATAGGAAATCCTGATTTTTTTGGTACACAAAACATAATGAATACTAAAGAATTAGAAATTACTATAAGTCCTGCTGCTGCTATTGAATGTGATGTATATGATTGGTTAACATCAACTGGAACAACATGGTTATGGGGAACTACTAGTGTTACTTTTGCTTTTTCTTCTTTAACTGTTCCATTTGAGTTATTACCTTTACAAAGCGATTTTTTTTCTCCACACAATTTAAGTGGATTAACATTTTCACAATTTTTAGATCATATCTATGCAAATTTAATAGATCCTAGAATTAGAAAAACTATTGATCATAATCATACAAGTTATTATTATTTTCAATTGAGAAATTTATATTTATGGTATTATTATAGCACATCTCCATTATCAAATAGATTAAATTTTAAAAAATTAGAATATTATATTTCATTGTTAGAAATACAATTTCAAAATTATTTCTTACAACTTATTCCAGCAACAAGTATTTTTCAAGGGACAGGAACAGAATATAGAAATACTATTTTTAATAGACAGAAATTTGTTTATAAAGAGGGTATAAATTCTGGTTCTGAATTTAAAATAGAATTTATACCTCCTCTTGAAAGTCCAATATGTATTAATGAATTAGATTCTGAAATAAATAAAAAATTTACTGGAATAACTAATATAATATGTGTCCAAGCATATCAACCAACAAAATTTACAAATAATGTAATTATGTCTACAGTTAGTTCAACTATACCAAATATACTCAAAAATAAAATATCTGTAGCAAAAATAAATTCAACTGTCACTTCATATATACAAACAGCAAACCCATATCTATAAAATGGATCAAAAACAAATAGAATATAGAAAAGTAAGTGGAAATTATAATGATGTTGCACAATCATTTTTCTCTAATAGAAATGTAAATTATTATCAAAGTAATAGACTTATTAATAATTTTGAAATACCAATATATAGTGCTACAGGTGGAACTTTAAATTATTATGGACAAGATCCACAAGCAACATTTACTAATTTAAATAATCCATTTATAAGATATTTCTTTTCTGCTAATACATTTTCAATATCAGCAAATACATCTGTATTATTTAGAGTGTATAAATTAGATTATACAACTTATAAAAATTATCAACCTGATTTTACTAAAATTAATACAGATCAAAAAAATATAGTTAATCAACAAATTCAAGAAGAAACTATAATTGTAAATGGTGAGAAAACTATTACGACAAAAATAACTAACACAATAAATACAGCAACAACAGAAAATGCTGCTAAAATAGATTTGTCATCAAAGGATGATATACAAAATTTATTAGAAAATCCATTTTATGAGTTAGAAATACCTTATTCATCAATCACAATTCCATATTATGATCTTATATTTCCTGTATTTGTAAAAAGTACAGGAATGACAAGTGGAAATTTAACAAACAAATTGTTTGAAGACAAATCTCAATATTTTGTTAAAACCATATTTAAATTTAATTTTCCAATTTCTAATAATTATATATCCAGTAACAAAATATATACAGAAATACAATCACAAGAATTTAGTGATTTCATGTTAAATGAACAATTAGTATATTCATCATATTATGATTATGGACAAATTTATAATATAACATCATATAATTATACAAATAATATTAATGATTTTAATGTCTCTGATTTTCCTGTTTATAGTGCAGATACTTTTTTTGAAACACCACATGATAGTTTAATTTCTGCTGGCACTTTCTCTGATTTTTTAATTGGTGGTAGATTTTTCACTTATTTTCAAATACCAAATAAACCTAAAATTGAAGAACCTTATGTACAAGGTCAATTAGATACATTTTCACCTAAATTTTATTATTCTAATATAATAGATGGAGATTATTCTCAAATAGAAATTTCTTATGGAACAGGATTTTCATATTCAGATGAAATTGTAATTTATGAAATAGAAAAAAAATTATCTAATGATTCTAATATTCAAGAGGCAGGTGTATCAATACGTGCAGATGCTACTAATTTTGTATATAGAATAGGAAATGTAAAAAAAATAACAAACATATTTGGTGTAGATCAAAGAATTGTAACATATACAGATTCTTATAGTGCAACAACACAAAATTCACCAGCTACAACATTTGTATTTACTCAAATAGATTCTCCATATGATCCAGTGATTGCTCCATTTGTAAATCCTCCTAATTTAGCATTATCAAATCCAGGTTTTTATAGTTTATCAGGACAAGTATCAGGAAGTGTAATTTCACAATGTTTATTAACTTTAATTTATCCAGATAGTACAAAAATATCAATTAGTTCAGATACACAAGGAAATTATGCATTTAATGGATTAACTTATGGTACATATACACTTATTACAGAATATAGGGATTATGATACATCCTATCAAACATTTTCTTTAAAAGAAGATAAAGATTTAGGATATAGAATAATAGTATTATGGTCTTCTACACATGATACTTGGGCTGATAAAGCAACTGATAAAATGGGATACAAGTTAACTTAATAAAAAACAAATAGGTTATTTTTTTTAAAATATTTATAAACAAAAAATATGAGCGAACTTTTAGGATTTAATGATAATTTTGAAATTGGTAGAGTTGCTTTAAATAAAGCTTTTAGTGGTTTAGCACCATTTAATGTTGTTACAGCAAATACAATATATGGATCAATATTAAGTGGAAATACTATATACTCAGGAACAACTGAATTATCTTTTTTATTTGCTCCAATTAGTTTAGTATCTTCACCATTTTCAGGAAATTCATTTACTGGTGCTATAAAACCCATAAATGGATCAAATATAGCTTCTGGATTATATTCTTTTATTGGAGGTGGAACAGGAAATACAGCAAGTGGTAATTTTTCTCAATCATTTGGTTTTAGAACTAGTGCTACCACTATTGGAAGCCATTCTGAAGGAAGAAATACATTATCATCTGGATTGCAATCACATACAGAAGGCTATAATACTATAGCATCTGGAGCAAGATCACATGCAGAAGGACATTCTACTAGAGCAACAGGATCATATGGTTCTCATGCAGAAGGTTATCAAACAATATCATCTGGAGCATATTCACATACAGAAGGGGGATTAACATCAGCCACAACTACTGGTGCACATGCAGAAGGAAACCAAACATTAGCATCTGGATTACACTCTCATGCAGAAGGATTAACAACTATAGCATCTGGTCCTAGATCTCATGCAGAAGGACAATCTACAAGATCAAATGGTCAAGGTTCTCATGCAGAAGGAGTTGGAACAACTGCTACAACAACTGCTTCGCATGCAGAAGGTAGTAGTACTTTAGCATCTGGTATATATTCACATGCAGAAGGTCGTTTAACAATAGCTTCTGGAACAAGGACTCATGCAGAAGGATATTTAACTACAGCTTCTGGAATAAATTCACATGCAGAAGGGGTATTAAATTCAGCTTCTGGTTATGGTTCTCATGCGGGTGGTTCAGGTTCAACATCTTCTGGTAATGCATCATTCATACATGCATCTAATTCTAATGTATTAGCAAATAATGCTTCTATTATTGGCGGTTTTGGCAATAGATTAAATTCTGCTGCTACAGGGTCAACAATTTTAGGTGGCTCTAATATTACAGGAAATACAGCAGATATGATTTATGGTGTAAATTTCACAGCAAGAACAAGTATATATGCACAAAATTTTTTTTCTGGAACAACAAATTTAGCAACAATAATATCACAAACAAGCTATAGTTCAGGAACAACAACAGCATTTAGTTTAGCGAGTGGATATGGTGGAAGTCCTTCTTATAGAAAAGATTCTATGGGATATATACATTTTAAAGGAATATTAACTGTAGGATCAATAGGTGGAAATAATGAATTTGCTACATTACCATCTGGATTTAGACCATCTACTCCAAAAGAATTTGCAGTTGCAGCAGCAGCTGGATCAAATGGTGGCTTTTTTATTTGTATTGTAAACTCTACAGGTTCTGTTCAAATAGTTAAAGGTGATGGATCAGTATTAGATAATGGAAATAATGTTTATGTAGATGGTGTATCTTTCTATTTATATGATTAAAAAAAAAGGTGATTAACAATCACCTTTTTTTTTTAATCATATTTTTTTTTATTAATCATTAATATTAAAAAAAACATTATCAATATATGTAACTTTTCCACTGGTTAAATTAGAACCATTTAAATTTACTATTTGACACTGACCATTTGTATTAACTACACATATAAAAGTTCCTCCATTAGTACTAGCAGCTCCTGCAACTGCAAATTCTCTTGGAGTAGATGGTCTAAATCCAGATGGTAATGTAGCAAATTCATTAGTAGATGTAGTTCCTACTACAAAACCGCCAATTAAATACACATTTCCAAGAGAGTCTTTCCTATAAGATACTGTATTACCAGCAATACTAGAATATCCTGAATTCAATGTCATAGCAGTTTTAACCCCTATATTTACTTTAGAAAAAATTGAACTTAATTCAGTATTTCCAGAATAAAATTTATTTGCATATACATTAGAAGTTGCTGTTAAATTTGGAATATATACTGTATTAGATGATGAACCAGTAATGTTAGAACCTCCTAATATAATAGAATTTGATGCAGAACTATTCAATTTATTATTCATACCACCAAGTATTGAACTATTACTTGATAAAACAGTAGAATTATAAGAGTGAACAAATGATTGTGGTCCAGCAGCAATAGAAACTGATCCACCAGCATGTGAACCAATAGAAGTAGCTTCACACATTAAACCATGTGCATGAGAACAAATATCAGTAGATTTTGTAAAATAACCATTGGTAGTAGACATAAAACCTGATGACACAGTTCCATAACCTTGTGCATTAGTAAGTGTACCAGAAGCTATGTTTTTAGTTCCTCCTATAACAACTGAAAAATCACCAGAAGCTGTATTTCCTGTACCTCCTGCTACTATTGAAAATAATCCCGAAGAAATATTAAAGCCACTTATTGTGTTTATAGAGCCATTACTTCCATTTCCAGAAAAACAAAATTTTGGAATAGAAGAAATTGGAGCAAATAAAAAAGAGAGATCAGTTACACCTGAAAAAATAATATTTGATGAAATTGAAGTGGCTGTTAGATTTGGAGCATATACTGTATCAGATGATGAACCAGTAATATTAGAACCACCAAGAATAGTAGAGCCTGTTGCAGAAATATTTAATCTATTTGCAAATCCACCCAAAATAGAAGAGTTATTGGATAAAGTAGCAGAATTTGATGAGTGAACAAATGAAGAATTACCACTAGCTATAGAAAAAATACCACCAACATGAGCAGCTTCACCTATAGCTAAGGTTTTATAACCTTCTGCATGTGAATATACACCAGATGCTAAGGTTTGATTTCCTTCTGCATGTGAAGCAGTTGTTGTAGCTGATGTCTGTAAACCTTCTGAGTGAGATACAAAGCCAGAAGCTATAGACCTTATTCCTTCTGCATGAGAAAAATACCCAGAAGATAATGTTCTAAATCCTTCTGTATGTGAACCATTTGTAGTAGCTGATGTTTCTAGGCCTTCTGCATGAGAATATGTACCAGATGCTAAAGTACTACTACCTTCTGCGTGTGAAATATATCCAGATGATAATGACATAAATCCTTCTACATGCGCAAAAACACCAGATGATAAAGTTCTATATCCCTCTGCATGACTTGCAGTAGTAATAGCAGTTGAAGCTAAACCTTCTGCATGTGAAAATTGTCCTAGTGCTATAGAATTAAAGCCTTCTGCATGTGAAGCTAAACCAATACTATAAGCTCCAATACCTTCAGAGTGTGAAGCTTGCCCAGTAGCTTTTGTGGATTGTCCTTCTGCATGTGATCTTGCTCCAGATGCTATTGTAGTTAATCCTTCTGCATGAGAATGAAATCCTGATGCTAGTGTTTGAGCTCCTTCTGCATGCGCACCAATAGTTGTGGCTGATGTTAATCCTCCTTCTGTATGTGAATATACACCAGATGATAATGTTTGATAGCCTTCTGCATGAGAATACATTTCTTTTGCAAAAGTACCAAATCCTTCTGCGTGTGCATAATTACCATTTGTTTTATTATTTTTGCCCCCTGCAACAAAAGAATAAAATCCTGATGCAATATTATTGCCTGACATTGGGATAATTGAATTTGTTGAATCTTGTCCTAAAAAAGGTGTTCCTGAGATACTCATGTTTATGTGGTTTAAATTTATTTCTACTATAAATAGAAAACAAATTAATAAACCCGATTTTATTTCAGTTAATTTTTAGGTTTTAAAATATTCATAATATTATGAACCAATTCCTTGTGCTAAATTAAAAAATGTTTGATCTAAATTTATAGAAGTTCTTTGTTCTTTAATATCTATAGAACCATCACTAAACTGTTTTTTTTGAGTATACAAATTATATTGTTTATATAAATTTCCAAATTCATCAAAAATCGAAAATACACCTGAATCAAGATCTCTAGTAGAATTTCCATAAATTCCCCAACTAAGCGTTTTAATAGTTTGATCTACCATTTCTATTTCAATAATTTCTGGATCAAAAAAAGTATTGGAAAGTAATATTTTTTGACCTGCTTTTCCTAAATCAACTTTTTGTTGATTTGAAATCAAGCTTAATTCATCAGGAGTTAAAGTTAAAAATAAAAAAGAACCATTTGAATCCAAATTATAACTTGTAGAAGCAGGTGAATTACTATTAGTATTTGAAGCTAAAGATACTAAATCAGAACTTGTAATAATTCTAAATAAATTATTTATTTTATTTCCATTATCATCAAAATATTCTATCTTATATCCTATAAGAGAACCTGTTTGACGAAATTGTAAAGCTGGTATTACAATTCCTTTTTTAGAAATTTGTATTTCATTATCTTGATTTTGAACAATAAAAGAACAGTCTACAATTTCTATTTCAAAAGATTTTGGTTTAATTAAAACAGAATAAAAACCCAAACGATTAAAAACATTAGCAGGTAATCTAAGCTTATATAAGCCATCTGCACCTATAATTTTTCTAAGTTCATTATTAGTAATATTACTAAATAATGGATTAAATTGTAAATCTCCCACATCTTGTCTTGTAGGTGAATAAGTATAAAGAATATCTACATCATTAAAAGATACACTTGCAAGATTTTTTAAACCGTATGTTCCTACACTCATTGTTTTTTTATTTTAAATAAATAGTTTTAAATAATTATATATAACCTATCATTTTTTTTATTACAAAAACCATCTTTTGATTTAACAAATTTCCATTCTAAAAAGAGAAAATTAGTGAAACAAGCTCTTACTATATCATTCATACTATAAATTTTTTTTCAAAATTATTTATGATATGTGTTTTTTAACTTCATTTTTTCTAAATCCTCCATACCAATCCTCTAAATGGTCAAGTCTATATCCTTTTTCAACTCTTATTTTTTTAAAATTTCTAAAACTTCATCAGTTATCATAATATATTACTTATTTTTTTGTTCATTAATCCAAGTTTTAATCATTTTTTCAATTAATGCTGATCTATTAATAGTTAATTCTGTTGTTAATTTTTTAAATTCATTACAAACATCAACGTTTATTGTGTGAATTAATCTTTCTTTTTTATTCATATAATTATGTTTTTTTCATATAAATAGAATTAAAAAAGTATAATTGTAAAATATTTGTAATTTTTTATAAAAATTTGTATTATTGCCAATAAAATACTATATAAATGAAACCAACCATATTATTTAGACCAGATCAAACCAATGAAGAAGAGCTTCAAATAGTTAAAAATATATTTCCAACAATAACTTATCGTTCTGAAATTCAAAAAGATGATTTAATTATAGGAAGATATTCTGTTTTACCATATTATAAAGAATTAGAGGTGGATGTAAATAACCTGGGAGGAAAACTCATAAATTCTTATGAACAATATAAATGGATAGCAGATTTTCAATGGTATGAAGCACTAGAACAATATACATTTAAAACATATTTTCAACCAAATATTTTACCAGAGGGTAAATTTGTTGTAAAAGGCAAGACAAACTCTAAAAAACAAATGTGGGATACTATGATGTTTGCTGAAAATAAAAAACAAGCTATAGAAATAGGATGGAAACTAATGCAAGATCCTTTAATTTGTCAGCAAGGTGTTATTTATAGAGAATATGAACCACTAATAACTTATGAAATTGGAATAAATGGAATGCGATTTACTAATGAGTGGCGTTTTTTCTTTTACCAAGAAAGCATTTTAACATATGCTTATTATTGGGGGATAGCTGAAAAAACTGATCATAAATTAAGTGAAAAAGCATTAAATTTTGCTAAAAAAATAGCTTCTATAGCAAAAAAATATACTAATTTTTATGTAGTAGATATTGCACAAAAAGAAAATGGAGAATGGATATTAGTTGAATTAAATGATGGTCAAATGTCAGGATTATCTGAAAATAAAGCTAAAGTTTTATATAAAAATTTATGGATTTGTTTAAATAATTAATACCAAAATTCATTTGGATTAGTGGAAATATTTAAATTTACAAATCCTTGTTTCAAGTTTACTGTTTTTCCACTAATTATAATTTGCTCATCTAATAAAAAATCAGCAAATTTAATTTGTGCTATTTCTCCAATAGTAAAGTTTAGTAGAAGATCAATATAATAACTAGGTTCTATAGTATAGGTTGTTAGTTCTTCTTTTATATCATTCAATCTTTTTGTAGATGATATAATCATGGCAGGAGTTCCTGTCATTATATTTTCTACAATAGTAGCAGCAGTTAAAGCATAATTAATATTATTTATAGTAATACCACTAGTAAATATTAAACTTTCATCTACAAAAGACATCGAGCTTTCTCTTCCTAATAATATAGAAGTATTATAATATTTTTTAAATAAATCTGATAACTTTTTGTTATCATTATTTATTTCATATAATTCTGAAGAAGATGTATTATTGTTTAAATAATTAAAAAAATCAATTGCTATTTTTTCGTTAGATGAATCATTTAAAAATTGTTTTACATTAAATTCTGTAACAATTCCTTTATTTAAACCAGATTGATCATAAGAATAATAATTATCATTTAAACTTAACGAACTAGTTATTCCTGTAAATAACAAATTATTATTTTTTTCTAATATAATATAATTTCTTGACATGTTTATGAATTTATTTCTATTGGATATAAATTAGCTTTAGATACAATACTTAAATTTGTTTTTCCTATTATATCAATCATATCTACTGTTACTTCTTGTATTGTTCCTGGAAACCATGGCAATTGAGAATATCCTATATTATTAAACCAAGTTTTTATATCTGTAGTTGAAGATATGTCTGGTCTTACTGATCTAATATAATTTATTTGTAAAGAATTTAATTGATCACCATTAAATATTTTATTTCTTGTTACTGAATCAAAAAAAGAATATTCTATAAAAAATGGATTAAAATTTTGACGTTCTATTGTCTGAATCCCATCTTGTTTTTGAACATCAACATATTCTTCTATTCTTGATTGTTTATATAATGGTATTGTTAAAAAAAAATCAGATTCTGGAACATCTAATAATGTTCCATTTTTTCCTCTTATTTTAGATATTAAATCTATATTAGAATATGTTGTATTGCCAGTAATAAAAACAATATCCAAATATAAACTATATTTTAAATCATTATTCATACATCAATTATATTAAAATATTAAAACCACCTATATTATTCTGTTTTGTACAATCTATTACATTAATAGGTTTAGGTAAAAATTTACTATAAATAGTATCGGTTAAATTATTTGAATTAAAATTAAATAACAATCCATTAACATAAACTGTTGAAAGGTTAATAAAATTTGATAATTCACCTGGATTCAAACATTCTTCATCTTTATAAGCAGAATTTATATCTCTATATCCTGTAACTAAATAATATGTGTTTCCACTATTATTTGCAAGTAGTGAAGTAGAGGATATATTAATATCTTTATATCCTTGTTTTTTTATAGTAAATTCATAATTACAAAAATTACCATCTTTTGAATTAGAAAATAACTTTATATTAGGAGGTATAGATGAATAAGGTATGTAATTAGTAAATCTTGAATCTACTCCTGACATAATGCCAAATTCTACTGGTGTTATATTTGTTTCTAAATTTTTAACTATAATTGGTAATCCTGGTGTTGTAGAACGTAATAATACATATTCTTCAAATATGTTACCATCTGCATCTAAAATTTGCTCTAGTGAATAAATATAATATTTAATATTATTATCATTATTTAATTTTGTAATCAAATCTTGATTTGTTTTTATATTAGTATATATAATTCCATTTATATTTACAATAGCACTATATTGTGAAAAAGGACTAATATTTATTTTTATACCTAATGATTGCGTAGAATTACCACTATATGAATTTATATATTGAAAACTTAATGTTTCACCCGATTTAAATATTATTTCATTATTTAAAATATCGTTTGTTGAAAATAGTGTATCTATACCTAGATTTTTAATAGAAATTACATAATCATCATTTGGAAAGAATGATTTTGAATCCAAATCACCTACAAAATATCCATCTCTTAAATTAGAAAATAAAACTGAATTATTCAGATTATTTTCTCCAAAAGAAAGTAAATTTTTATACAAATTTTGTAAATTGTAGTTTACAAAATTTGTAATCTCTGTTTTTAAAATGGTTACTTCTAATTCTGAAATGGCACCTATTTCACATTCAAAAAACTGAGACATACTTATTTTGAATTTTTCAGACACTTCTACATTAGAATCAATATTTGCTTTTATTGATAAACTTGCATTCTTTGTTCCTTTATTAAAAGTTAAAGTATTTTGTAAGATTGTATAATCATCTTGTGTTGCTGTTAAATTTAAATATTGTAACACAATACTACAAGTTTGTAATGTAGGTTTATCTAAAACAACATTTACATTTATAGTTTGTCCTTCTTTAATTTTTACTGTATCTACTTCAAAAGATACTTTAGAGGTATAAGCTCTATTTATAGTAATATTATTTTTTACCCAATGCTTATTATAAAAAAATGGAAAATTGTTATTTACACTAAATGTAGTACCATCATTATTTATAAACTCATCTTCTGTACCATATGGTATAAAATTTCCATCTGTATCAAAAAAAACTAACTCTTGCTTAAATAATTGATTTCTTACAAAATAGTTATTTGATGTGCTTTTTACTTTTTCACTATTAACAAATAAATATACAACATGTTGATCAGTATTATAATAGTTATTAAGTTCTATATAATATTTTCTTGTTTGGATATCTAAAATATTTCCTGTTGTATATTTTAATAATGAAGTATTTATCAGTTGAACATATTGAAGCGTTGAACCATCATTTAATACAATTAAATTCTTTTCAGAATAAGTTTGTATTTGAGGATTCTCTATATTTTTAGATGGTGGTATTATTTGTTTCCATAATTCTAAAAAATTATTAGAGTCAATTCTAACTATAGAATCAATCATACCATATAAAACAAAATTTCGTGAAGTATTTCTTTCATTTTCAAATTCTTTTTGTAAATCAAAATTATTGTTATATACTTCAGGTCTTATTTCTGAAAAATTACAATTTAATTCTATATCTAAAAATAAATCTTCATTTGTTTGATTAAATAATCCTTCACTATTTAATAGTATTTTTTTTTCTTGTTTTGACATAAAATTATACTATTTGATATGGTAAATTTCTAACATTACCAATTAAATCAATTACAAACAATGAACTATCACATGTAGTTGGCAATTGTCCATCTTGTACAAAAATTGAATATGGAAGACTTGATGGTAATTTCCCAAGGTTTCCACCACCACCTAAAATAACACCATTAAATTTAGCATTGCCACCAACTAAACTATTTCCACAACTTCCATTTTTTTTTATTTTTATTACTTGTGTTAAAACCCTATATTCATTAATCATAAAATGATTTACTCCTTTCTCAGTAGCCAAACACAAATTAGAGTTATAATCAATAGTTGGAACAGTAGTTGTTTCATTAACAAAATTTGTAGTTGGACCTGTTCCATCTTCATATTGTGAAAATTCAAATAAATAATTACAATTTTTATAAGAAAAACTAGTAACATCAAAACCATCATTACCTGGTAATTGAATTGTTTCTGGAAGAAAATTTATAGTTCCAAAATCATAGGCGTTTCCAGGTAATACATCTACTCCTTGAATTATAACTTTTATTAAACCTCTATTAAATATTTTAAAATTAAAATTTCTAAAATAATAATTATTATTACCTTCATGACCAATTGGATAACATACGCTATCTCTAGTTCCTTTATTATTGCCAGTTGGTCTTACCATACTTAAATCTTTATTAGAATCTCTTTTTCTATAAATATTTTTAGTTATAAAATTAGCAAAAGTTGGTACAATTGGTGGCTCTGGAGGCAATAAATCTAGTGGATCAACAATTCTATAAATATCTATACCACCTTCTTTATAAGGTGCAGTTCCATCAACATTTAATCTAATATTAAATGTTGAATCTATAGAAACTTGTTTAACCCCTATTGATAACATGTTTTTATTTATTTGATCATAGGAATTGTTATAATCAACTTTTGGCCATCCAAATGGTTTTAAAAAATATCCAAACCCAGCTTCTACTCTTTGATATCTTTCACCATTTTCTACTTCTGTAGTATAATCTCCTTGTAATCTTTTTAAAATTACAGGATATTCATTTGCATATTTTTCATGCCAACTTACCTCTGCTTCATATTTATATAAATATGAAGCATTAACTCTTTTACTAAATTTATTAGCAAATTTTCCTCCATTATTATTCTCTTGTAGCCCCAATCCACCTGCTTGTGCAGAAGCGTATTTCATTCCAACCAAATCTCCATCTGTATAACGTGGATCATCAATTGTACGAAAATTAGGATTTAAACTCTTTGGTATTTTTGGTATTTTAATTGGTTCTGGATAAGTTGCTGACCAAGGTTTAAGATAAGGTTCCTTTTTTAAGGAAATTCCAGAACCTGTTGTTTGTTTATTTGTTAAATTAGAATCATATCCTCCATTAAATTTATTAACATGATAATGATCTTTAGTTGTGTATCCTTGATTATTTGGTAAATATTGTAATTCAAATCCAGTTGTTCTAAAAACTCCATTATCTAAATATTGCATTTTAAACTGATATGCACAAAACCAAGTACCTAAAACATTAAATGGTGAAGGTTTATTTATATTTTCACTATTAATATAATTTTTAGAATAAATATTAGCAGGAACTTTAAAAGCATTATAATCATCTGTTCTAAATTCTGCTGTTATTTTTTGTTGTGTAAATTCATTCCTCCACTCATATTCTTGACTAGTATCTCTATTTAATAAATTAGCAATTTCCACTATTTCAGTATTATCAATAGGTATATCATTAGATAAATTAGAAATATCAAAACTAAAATTTGATTTTGTCATATCTCTTACAAATATTTTTAATGATGTATCTAATTGATCTTCTGTTTGAAGTTGTGTAATATTTTTATTACTAAATGATATTGGAGGAATAAAATAAGTCGACCATTTTCTTAAATCTAAGTTAACAGAAATATTTAATTCAGTATATCCTGTTTGGATATCACCCCAAGCAGGTACAACATCAATAGGAAATTGTCTAAAAAAAAAGTGTGGAACTTGATCTATATTAGGACTTTCAAATGTTGGATAAGGAAAAAAATTTAAACCAACTTCTTCTTTTGTAAGTCCTTGTTTTAATAAATCTACTTCAAATATCGCTACTTGTGTTCCAATAGGAACATCATATAAAATAAATTCACCATTTTCATTTGTTTTAGTTATATATTTATATTGATCTGGTATTGAAGTGTATGATGAAGAATCTTCTAAAAATTTTTCATCAAAATCCATTGATTGTTGATTGAAATATTCTGTAAAAGAATAGTTTTGTTTTTTAATAATAGGCTCTAAGTTTAACATAATTCTATTACCATTTTCATCAACTGATGTTGGTGATTGAAAATCTTCTGAAGAATTAAATATTCCAATAGGAACATTTCTTAATGGTATTTTAATATTAACTCCAGTATCAGGATCTATAATTTTTTGAATAGCTTCTAATTTTCCAAAAACAACACCTGTTTGTGCTTCTTGTTTTGGCATGGAACCAACTAAATTATTATAAATACTTAATGTATTTAAAAAATCATAAGTAGAATGTAATCCAACATTTAAATATAAATCTTCATTCAACTTATCTTCAAAAAATACAAAAGTTCTAGAACTACCAGAAGTTTCTTCTAATGCACTTTTTTTAAATCTTTTTTCATATCTCAGTTTTTCTGAATTTAATAACACATTATTAAAAGAAATAACATTAGTATATCCTGTAATATAATTGTTTGTAGCAGATGATAGTACAATAAAATTATTTTCAGGTGTTCTAGAAAAAATTATTTTATTATCAAAATAATAAAGACCATTAGGTTGATTATTATCATCAAATAATAAATATGATGGAGTAGCTTCAAGAATAAGATTTTGATTATTTAAAACAGTATTAAACAAGTACATAGTAGTACCTGTAGTAAAGTTAGAATTTATTAAAATTTCTTCCATTATTTAATTTTTTTAAATCTAATTGATTTATTTTTTTTAATATTAACATTAAACCAAGTTCCTTTACTTTTTGATGCTATAAATTCTTGCAGTTGATTTTCATAAAATGGATAATAATCATAAACTGAACCAGTTGTAAAATTCACTCTTAATGTTAAAGTATTAACATAATAAATTATTAAATTTATATGAGTAGATTCTATTTTATATTCCATAATTTTAATTTGTTCTAATTCTTATGTCCATATTTGGATATTTTATTTCAAACATTGATAAAGATGTTCCAAATATTGTATTATTTATAGGTGTTATTTGTGTTCTAAATCCTCCTCCAACTAAAGATTCACGAATTTGATTAGCTTGTGTTGTTCTTGTAGAAGAATAATTACCACCTTCCATATTATAGAATCGTATATCAGATACATTTATTACACCTGGAATTTCTCTTAAAATATCAACAATTTGTGATATATATATATTTTCGTTCATCTCCCAAGATTCTACATCAAAAAAATCTCTTATTTGAGAAATAGAATTCAATTTAATTTCATTTATATTAAATGTTTTATCAATGTATAAATCAACTTCTATTTGTAGATTTATTATTTTGCCATCATTGATCTCAATAAAATCATTTATCATTCTAAATTGAGACATATATAAAATTAAATTATTTTTTAAAACAGTATCAGTACTAACAACTAAATTACCATTTCCATCTCGTGCAATAATATATAAAATTACTTTATTATCTTGTACAATACCTTGTATTCTAAAAGGCGCACCAAATTTACTAGGAATTTGATAAGATTTTGCAATATAATCTTTAAGTGTTACTGCTCTATTTTGAGTAGCAAAGTTAGAAGCTGCTTGAAATTTAATTTCATTCACTGATGGTAAACTTGCTCCACCAACTGCTGCTATTGGATTATTAGCTCTTGTTGAAGATATTACTTGTTGGTTTATAGAAGGATTTGTACCTAAAATAATAGCATCTATGTCACCAACCTCTGTTAATACACCTGTTCCAACATTACTAAGCAACCCTCCACCAACTTTATATTTTACAAATAATGTTGAATTAGATGGTATTTTAACACCTAATGCAGTATTATCTAATAATTTAGATGTATCAATAGTCTTATTGTTTGTAATAAATGATGCTTCTCTTAAATAATTTTCATATGCATTATAATCAGGTGTTCCATTACCAAATTGTAGTTTACAACTTCCATCAGAAAGATAATCTTTAGTAAATCTTTTCTCTACTTCTAAAAATATTCCTGCACTTACTCCATTATTTGGAGATGAATTAGGGTCCTCTATAAATATTTTATTTTGTGCTAAATATTCAACTTCATAGTATTTTAAAGATGGATCATTAAATTGTTGATAAGTTGGTGTTTCAGTAATTCCAAGTTGTCCTATAACTATAACACTAACTATATCTAATATATTTTTTTCTGGTAAAACTAATGAATAAAAAGGTTTAGAATCAGATTCTGAAATTTCTTGTGAAAATATTTTTGTTGTTCCAGCTTTAATTTTTTCTCTTTTTGTTATTCTATATCTTATTAAATCTTGATTGGCATTAAATAATGGTTCAATTAATCTATTAGCAACACCTTCTGAAGAAAAATCAGAAGAAAAGTCAATTTCAAATTCTGTTTCAAAAGTTTGACCTCCACCTTTTACTTTAGCACCAGGTCTAAAAAGTGGCAAATAATTAGGATCTGGTCCATCAGCAGTAGTGGGTACTTCAATAGATATATCTACCAATGTAATTGCAGGTCTAAAACCAGGTGGTTTTAAACCTAATGTTTTTGCTAATCTATACACTGATTTACGTTCAGATACACCTTCTAAATAATTTTCATTATATTTTTTATCAGCAACAAATGATAATAAATCACCAACATAAGCTGCTATATCTACTAAAGCCATTCCAGGTGAAGTCACATTAAAATCTTTCCAAACTTCTGGATAATAGGCTTTTAAATAGATTTCTAAATCATTTCTAATGCTTGCAAAATCTTTACTTAAATAATTTACTTGTACTTTTTTTTTTGTATCCATTATGGTTCTTGTGTAGGTATTATTAATTTCACATTATCTTCAACCCCAAGAGCATTTATAGAATAAATTATTGTAACAATAGCAAGATTATCATCATCATTAGAGTGTTTAAGAGATACTGATAAAATTGTTATTTGGGGTATATAATCATATATTTTTTCTTTAATTGCATCTTTAAGTTCATTTTCAGTAATTTCATCAAATGGTTCCATTATAAAATTATATATTGGAGAAACGCATTCTTCTCGCATAACACGATTACCTGGCTTGGTTGTTAATAAGAAAATTAAATTAGTTCTTATAGCTTGGGCGCTTGTTTCAGTAGAGTTCATCACTCCGCCTTTAATCGTTCTTTGTATAGGAAATTTTAAACTTATAGACATATTAAATATATTTATTATAATAAATATTTCTTTAAAAAAATAATAAAATTAGAATTTAATTTAAATATTTTATATTCTATTTATTAAAAAATCATTAATAAATGTTATGGGAGTATATAGAATATATTCAACAAAATCAAATACTATAGCATCTGGATTATATGCTAATAATAATGCAGGACAAAATGCATCTTTTAATTTTTTTTATGGTGGTGGAGAAATATCAGCAATACAAAATTCTATTAGTAGAGGACTATTATTTTTTGATTTAACAGAGTTGCAACAAAGAATAAATAATGGTATTATAATGCCTGAAAATATAATAAATTACAAATTAAAAGTAAAAAATATAATACCACAAGATGCTTTATTAGAAAATAATATTTTCTCAAGATTATCAAATAATATTGCCTCTTCATTTGATTTACAAGTATTTCCCATTAATCAATATTGGGATCAAGGTTTAGGATATGATTTAATTGAACAACAATATATATCTAAATCTTTTGGAACTCCAACATTAACAGGCTTTTCTAATTGGAATTATGCAACAAGCATGAGTGCTTGGACTAATCCAGGTATATATACAGACCCAACAACAGCTGTTACTTATAATTTACCTACTCAACATTTTGATTTAGGTTCAGAAGATATAGATATTGATATTAGTAATATTGTAAATGAGTGGTTATATTCTGGTGTTACTAATTATGGAATTGGTATATCTTATACAAATCCATATGAAACAATAAGTGGAAATAATAGATATATTTCATCTTTTTTAACACAACATACAAACTCTGCTTTTAAACCATATATTGAAGTTAATTATAATCAAGTAATTAAAGATGATAGAAATCAAGTATCTAACAATAGAAAAAGTAGATTATTTTTATATACATTTAGTGGTAATACTAATGTAAATTTTTACTCTGCTTCAACCGTTTTTATAAAAAATGCAGCTGGTATTCCAATTATTACAGGATTAACACCTATTCAATTTTCTACAGGAGCTTATTATATTGATGTGTTATTATCATCTGCTACTAAGGGTCAAAAATATTTTGATGTTTGGAGTGGTATAACTTTTGATCCAGGTGTTGATGTGCAAGATTATGTTAAAAGTTTTGTAATTACAGACAATTACTATACATCAAATGTTCCATCAGTAAATAATTATACAATAAATACTTATGGTATAGAAAATGACCAGATAATAACTAATGATGATATTTATAGAGTATTTGTTATATTACGTTCTAATTATTCTCAAAAACAACCAGCACCAAATTATATATTAGAATATAGATTAGTTATGAATAGTCAAGAAACAATTATTCCATGGACAAGTGTAAATTATGCCATACTTCATAATTGTCAAGAATTATTTTTTGATATTGATGCATCTTGGTTATTGCAAAATCAAAATTATAGAATAGAATTTAGAATAAATGAATTAGGTTCTAAACGAGTTTTAACAGAAAGTATATATTTTAAAATTATAAAACCATTCTTAGATTAAGAAATAATGTTCATTATATTAAACAAAATATATATATTTTGTTTAATATAATGAACATTATTTCTTTTGTTTATTTAAATAATTAGCAATTTGATTTAAATTTTCAAAAATTTTTACACCATTTTCTTTTACCATAGATTTTACCATATTTAATGATTTTATTTGATGTTTATCAAATTTATTATCTTCATCTTTTTCTAAAATACAAAATAGAGTTTTTTCTGGTCTTTTATTTGAATCATCCACAACTTCTGCTATTGAATAAACTCCTGACATTTTTGGAGTAATAACATATAAAATATAATCACAAGTCTTACGTTTTTTTATTTCATTTTTTTGTACCTCTTCATTCCAATCATTTACAATTGGATTAAAATAATGTATTTTCAATTTTTCTATTAAATCATCACGCCATTGACTATTATTAGCTGTACCACCTAAAAAAACTTCTATTTTTAGATTTTTGTCAATTTCTTCACGAATTATTTTTCTGATTATTTTCATAATGTTTTAATTTATTCTAAAAAACTTTGAAATAATTGTTTGTAAATTACCATCAATAGTATATTCAGATAACTGAGATGATAAAGAATTAGGAACTAATGCTTTTTGTGGTGTATGAACATGATTTAATATTATTTTTATCATTAAATCAAGTAATTTAATTAATTCATCACCAAAAACTGCTGGATGTAAAGAGTTTGCTAACTCTCCTAAATATGATAAATCAGTATTAGCTGTTTCATATTTTTTACCTTGTTCAGGATCACGAAATTTACCTAAATTAGAAAAAACATTTATATTAGTAGCAGAAATGTTAGTTTGTGAATATGGATTTTTTGAAACTCCATCATATTGTTTAAGTTGAATATATAATGGAGTAATATTATTAATTTCAAAATTATTATTGCCCGTTTTAAATTTACCTGCAGTAATATATACTTCTCTAGGTTTTAAAATAACATCAGCATCATCTCTACCTTGTAAAGCTATATCGCCTTGTGCAGGCATTACACTTAAAAATCCTGTTTTATCTTTTGCTTTTGAAGATAAATTGAATTCCGTTTTTTCAAAAATAGAATTAGAACTTAAATATGATTCACCTTTTAAATTTGATTTAGAACTTATAATTGGTCCCATCCAATATCTTATAGAAGTTAAATCTTTTGGATTTTCACACATTATCCAAACCATCTCACCTTCAAAAGCTCTAACATGTAAATATGTAGATAACATTGGAATACAAAATGGTAATTTATCTTTTGGAATCATACGATCTTCTCCTGGCTCTTCTTTTCCATCATTAGAAATACTTATTATTTCTACTATAATTCTATTTTTATCAAATGGATCTTGTGTAGAAATAACTTTAGCAGGATAAATAATTTTCATTGTATTACCTACTTTAGTACTACTAAATTCTTGACCTGTTTTACCAAGTCTATCATCTACCATTTTATTAAAAATACCAGCCATTATTTATTGGAAGTAATTAATTCTTCATATTCTAATTCTAATAACTCCATCTCTTTCATAATAGAATTTATTGTTTCTGTAATTGCAAAAATTCGTTCTGATTCTTGTAATTTATCTATTATATTTTCGCCTTCTTTCAATAAGAATTCTATTTCACTACTTAATAAAGTATGTTCATCTACAATTTTTTGAACTTTAATTAATTTTTCTTTTGCATCCATATTTTATCTTGCAACTCCAATTCCAGTATGAGGAGCAATAGATGCACCTATTGCTGTTACAGGTCCACCAGAATTTGCTCCAGTAGCTTGTAAAACAATTCCTTGATCAACTGCCACATCTATTCTCATATCATTTTGTATAGCATCTACAAATTCTTCACAAATAATTTTAATCAAGTTTTCCATGACATTAGGAGTATTTTCTTCTAGTGGACCTGTTGGTATTCCTATTTCAGGAAATCTTGCCACAATAGCTGCTGCTATTATTTCTGCACTTAATCCTGATCTAGATTTAGATGTTAATAATTCAACAATTGATAATTTAGGTACTTTTACTCTTTTATCATCTAATAAGAATAACATGTAATCCGCAATTGCTTCTGAATCATTTACATCATCACTTGCTTGAATTATTGAAGCCATATGTTATACTTTTTCATTTCCTAAAATACCACTTAAAGAACTTAATGCTTTTTTTTGTCGAGCTGCTCCTTGTAAATCTTCTGAACCTTTAAATATTTTAAATTTTAATTTAATTTTTTCAGCTTTTCTTCTCATTTTTTCAAGAGCTGTCTTAGCAAAATATGCACTTACTAATTTTTTAAAACCTTTAATTGCTTCTAATAATAAACTTTTAATAAGTTCTCTATATAAAGAATTTATTAATGCTTTTGAAAAAGCTTGTGTTTCTAAAGAGTTTGGATTGGCTTCAATTGCACAAGTTCCATATAAAGTATTTTCTGGTGTTAAATTTATTGTTTCATTTCTAGTTTTTAAAAAAGCAAATATTGGACCTAAATAAGGAAGCACTAATGTAGTTATATAATTTAATAATTTTTCAACAAAAATTTCCATAAAAGTTTTTCCAACTTGCTTTGAATTTTGTTGATTATTAATTTGTTGAGCCCTATTTTGAACATATGATACTACTAAATCTATACTTTGAGCAGGTGTTATTGGTGAACTAGAAATAGTATTTGGTCCACTTGTATTAAAAAAAATACTTGGATCATCTGGAAGTTTTATTTTTACATCTTGACAATTTATTTCAAATATTACTTCACCTCTCTCTAATTGTTCAGCTAACTTAACTCTATTAAATGCTATATCTTCATTTCTAATAGTTGGATTATTAGATAAAGAAAATATATTTATTCCACATACAGCTTCTCCTAATAAAAAATTTCTACGTATAACATCAGGAACTAAAGTTTGTGCTGCAGAACCATTTCTTGGTCCAAAAATCATATAAGTTAATTCTTGTGCAATTTTTAATTTAACAGCAACTAAAAAATTTGCTGGTATAGCAGCTCGTAAAACATCAGCATTAGTTTGATTTTGAGATAATTTTATTCCTTTTGCATCTAAAGCTACTCCCATTGCTTCTATAACTTTATCTTCTAAAAAATTTTCAGCAATACTAAAAACTTTATTAACAAATATTTGAATTATTAATTCAGGAGTTATACCAATAGATCTTAATATTTTCATTAAATAATCATATGAACTTATTTGTTGATTTTTTGGTATATTTTTTTTAAAAATAGATGGTAATGATAAAAGCGATTTCATTGAACCTATTTTAGAAGTAAGCTCAGATTGAGAATCTGTTAAAGTTGCACCATTTTGATTTTTAAAAGCCATTTGTTATTCAGCATCTAGTTCATTATTATCTGATCTAAAATCATCTATATTATTTTTATTTTTTAATTCTTTTACTAAATCTTCTAATTCCTTCCTTTCATCATCAGATGTTGTTGTATTAGAAGAATCATTTAATTGATTAGCAAATGTTATATCTTTGATATCTTTAGTTAAAGCTAACATAGTATCTGTTCTATCAGAAGCTAATTTCAGAAAAGCGACCATTTCTTTACCTTGTAATACAAAATCTGTAGGTTCTTTTACTGTTTCATCCTGAATTCTATACCTATCTAATGCTAGATTTCTTTCTTCTTCTAAATTTTTAAATATTTTATTTAAAAGAGTATTATAACCATCTTTAGAAATATCTATTTTCATAGCTTTTTTATTATAAATATTTTAATAAAAAAAGTTTATTTGTTCTTTTTAAGAAAAAATTGTTTATTATTTTTATAAAAATTTTTAAATCGAGATAAAGAATAAGTAATATCTTTTGTTTGTAAAGAAGTATATTCTTTAATCATTTGATATAAATTATTTTTAGAATAAATACCTATTTCTTCATGATTTAAAAATATTTCAATAATTGCATTTCCAACTTTTTTGTCATTATCTGACATAGATGGATCTTTTATTTCATTTTTTAATTGTTCTATAGTAAAATTAAATAATTTAGAAGATTCATCAAGATGACTAGGTTGATGTATATCATATTTATTTTTAATATCTACTTCTTCTTTAGAAGTTTCATATTCTAAGTGACTTTGTTGATCTTTATAAAGATCTTTTTTTTCCCCAATCAAATAGTGTTTAACAACTGTTCCATAATAAGAATATGCTTTAGCGTTTTCACTTGGATCAAAATTAGCAAACTTAGTCATTAGAAATCCTAGTGCATCAAACTCTAAACTTTTAACATCAATATCTTTTCTAAATAATTTATAATTAAAAACCACATTCTCAACTAATTTATTAATAGGTTTTTCAATTTTATCTCTAAAAATTTTTTCTTTTTTCTTTTTGTTTTCAGATTTTCGTGATTCTTCTATTAATTCATTATAAAGTTCTATATTAGATAAATCTATTTTTTTTTCTAATTTTTCTATTGATTCTAACAACCATTTTATTTTATTTTTTAACCAAGTTTCATCTAACCATAGATAATCAATTACAGCACGTTCTTGTTCTTCTGTCCAATAAACTTTTTGATCACTTGTAAATATAAAATCATGTTCAAAAATTTCTGAACCATCTATATTCAAATCAGCACTTAATGGTGTTGACTCTTCCTCTTCATTATCATTAATTTGATTATTTATTGACATGTTTTATTGATTAAATATTACATTTCTATCTGTATCAAAGAAATATTCTTTTTTAGCAAGTTCAAGATAAAATTGAAGTTCCTTTACATTAATACCTCCTTTTTCTGTAGGTATTATTGCAATATTTTGAGGTGTTTTTGATGAAGTTGATAAATATATATTTTTATTTATTAATTTTAGTTCATAACCAATACGTGGAATAGTTTTTATTTTCAAATCATTATAAATCATTCTCAAAAAGAATTCATAAGAATGAGTAATTTTTATTGATTCTTTATATGGATAAAATTTACCATCAGATTTTTGTTCAGAATATTCTTTAATTGAAGATACTTTATAAACAGCTCCTAATGGATTAATAACATTGTATCGTAATAAAAGAGCTATATCATATTGACCAAATTCTTCTGCCAAACCCTCTACCATAGAAGCTTCATTAATAAAACCTGAAAATGTTCCATTAACATTATTTCTAATTAATGGTACAAATACAGAAATATTTGGATTTTCATCAAAATAAATCATAGTAGTATTAAACCAATGAATAGCAAAACTATCTTCTTGTTCTATTACAGAATAGAATTCATAATTATTATCTAAAGAGTAATTAAATCCTTCATTAAAAATTTTTGAAAAATTATCAGCATTTGTTTTTATTAATTGAGCATTTAATAATTCATTTTCTAAAAGTTTAATTTCTTCTATAATAATAGAACCATCTTCTTGTTGTTTTGGTAATTTTAAAATAGGATTTTCAATAATAGATTGTAATTTTTCTAATTCTTCTGTTGTTAAAGAATTATATAATATTATTAAATCAACTTTTTTTATTTGTTTAGCAATACTATACAAACAATTATTTAAATCATTTTCATTCTTTAAACCTTCTGAATCTACAAATAGATTAATTAAGGTATTACTTTGTTTGGAAATTTGTAAGTTCATTTATTCTTTCGTTTATATATTCGTTGTAAATTTTTAAAATTGCTTCTTGTTCTTTTTCTTCTGTATATCTTGATAAAGTTTCTTCATAAGCTTTTTGAATTTCAGGATTATTATCATATACACCATTAAATAATCTATCCACTACTGCTCCAAGGGTTTCAGCCATTTGAAATGCATCTCCATTTTGAATCCAATATCCATTATTTTGATTAGCATATTGTGATGGTCCATATGCCAAATATGATATATTTAAAGTTCCAGATGCTATTGCTTCTAATGAACTTGTTGAAAATGCTCCAACAGAATCAAATGACATAAAAATAGAACCTTCTTTCATTCTATTTGCATATTCTTCTTTTGATAATCCTGACATTTCAATAAATTTTACCCATTTATAGTGAGGAAACCACTCTTGAAAAGTACGTATAACTGAATACGCTACAGCTCTACTTTCAGGACCTCTATTAGCATTAAATAATACAATAGGTTGTTTATGAGAAATTTTAGTTGGAACATTAAATAAATTTCTATTAATTGATTGATCGAATTGTTTTATATTAACTGCAGGAAAAATAGATTTAATATAATTAGTAACTACATCACTTATACTAATTACATCTTTTATTCCAAGATTAGACCAAGTTTGAGATGGATTTAAACTGTTTAATATATATAACCAAGATTGTGCTAATACAATTCTTTTACATGTTAAATTAACTGTTTGAGCTATAATATTTCCAAAACCTTCTGGTATAATTAAAAAATCTTCAACTCCAATTGACAGTGGTTTTATTTTTTCTTTTGTTCCATCTGAATATATTATTTCAGTAGCCTCTCCTGCTTGTGGAATAAATTCTAAATCAGATACATTAACATCCATCCAATCAAAATTCATTTTTTGAAAAATATTAACTTTTTTTTGAGCTTTTAATGTTGCTTGTGCGCTAGCTCTCTCATCTATTTTAGCTTCATACAAAACCTTAACATTAAAACCATTATCTTTTAAAATTCTACACATTCTATACAATAAGTTAATTCCACCAGACTGAAATACTTGTCCAGGAGAATATACATAAATAGAAAATTCTCTATTTTTAAGCTTTTGTATAGTCTCATTTAAAATCGAAATTTGTAATTCTGACATATTTTTATTTTTAAAAAAATATAATCAGGATAAAAATAAAATTAAAGTGAAAAAAATGTTTTTTTAAATAAAAAAGAGCTTTTTAAAGCTCTTTTTTATTTTTGTTGAAAGATTCCAAAACTTTTTAATACTAGAATCAAATCATCAAGATTTTTATTAATAGCATCATGAAATATAGTTGGTATTTCATCATAAGTTTCAACAGGCTTTCCAGTTTTTTGATTATAATATTTATTAATAACATTATCAAAAATTATATTTTGAATATCTTTTTTTAACTTTTGTTCAGGAGATATAAACATATCATTAACTATTTCATTTAAATTATTTAAAATAAAATCATCAGAATGATCATTTGATTTCTTAATTAAAGAAATAGCAGCAAGTAATATTTTTCCTTCTTTAGTTGAATTGTCTATTTCTGATAGACTGTTTAATTTAATCATATTCAATATTTTTTTTAATTTTTACAAAATTTTATAATATCTTCAATAAATTCCTTATTTTTTATTAAATCTTTCAAAGATGAAAAAGAATAATCAGTAGAATCCCAAATATTATAAGGTTGTTCAATTTTAACAGATAATTTTCCTTCAGGCTTAGTTTGAAATGATTCAGGAGCAATATCAATTAATACATCACAATATTCCCATTTTTCATAATCATAATCTACAAATTTAATGTTTTTAGCTCTACAACCATTATTACCCAAAAATGTATAAGTTGCAGTTATAGCTTTACTATTTAAATGAGATAATAAAATTATATCAAATGCATCAGATTCTCTTCCTTGTAATTGTAATTCATGTAAAGCATTAAATGAACCTGGAAATGGTTCTGCTTGACCAAATATTGGAAAAGTTTTTAATTCATATAAAAATTCAGATAATTTACCTTGAGGATCAACTTGTTCTCCAAGATAATTTTCACCTGATTCAAAATAAAAGTGATTTAATAAGTCATATGAATCAAAAGGTTTTTTAATTCTTTTTTTTATTTCTTCTTGAATTTTTAAAGCTTTTTTTTCAGCTTCCTCTTCTGTAAGTTCTTTATATTGAAACTCATCTGTAGTATCTACTATACTTGGATTACTAATATAAGTAGATATATAAACCTTTTCAAATTTATCTAGGTAATTTCTTAAAATACCATCAATATTAATTCCTATTTTTTTTTTCATATTCAAATGTATATTTATTCTATATTATTCATTATTTCTAAAATAGTAGCATTTCCAATAAATGGAGTTAACATTTTTTTATGCCACCACCAAGTTACACCTTCACCCTGTACAATAAAAGAATCATCATCTACGAATGTTACTAAAAATTCACTTACTCCAAAATTATTTTTTTCTCTATTATCTTTAATTTTTAAAATAGTTCCAATTTTAATTTCTATTTTATTGATTTTTATTTCATTTTCATTTTTTTCTTTTAAACGCCTACACATTTCATCAAATCCATCAAACACAGCATTAAGCCAAAATTTACGTTTTGTCTTTCATAAGATAAAAGATAATATTTTTTTTATATATATTTTATTCAAAAGTAGTATATTCTCTATCAGGTCCTGAAAATATGATTAATTGACATTTTCCATCATTATGAATAATAGCATCTGCATGTACCCAACAAGATGGTCCTTGTGTATAATTTAATTTCAATTTAGAATTTGTACCTACTTGAACAGCTCCATCAAATCTAAAAGCCCCATGTCCATGAGCAGTAATAGTTTTAGTATTTAATTTTCTAAATTGTTGAACACTTCCTTTGCTGCCATTAGAACCATAATGTCCATGCATAGAACATTCCCAACCTTTTACTTTAAAGCTTTCATCTTTACCTAAACATTTTATTTTAGGAAATTTATTATTTATAATATATGGTATAATTCCTTTTGGAGCATTACCCTCCAACAAAATTTTACCATATTCCATATATTCTACTGCATTTTTTATATTTTTTTTAACATCACCATTATTTATAAATCTAGTTAAAAAATCATCATGATTAGAAAAAACAACATATAAATTATAATGTTTTATTGTATTTAAAAATTCTAATAATACATTTATTTCTTTTTTTATATTATTTTTATCATGAATTTCATTAAAATACATTTCACTTAATGAAGTAATATGTGGATTTACTGAAATACCATCAAAAATATCATGTAAAAATATTTTTTCTGGTTTTATTTTAGGAATTAATTCAGAAAAAGAACGTTCTAAAACTTTTTCATCATGACTTCCATAATGTAAATCACCTTTAATTAAAGCTAAAGTACTATCTATACGTGATATGTTTCCATTTTTAACATTAAAATAAAGATCATTAAAATCACCATTTGAATCTGCAGTTACTTGTCTTATAAAATAAGTTTCATCATCTTTAATTTCTACAACTACAAAACCATAAACAAAATGAAACTCTCCAATACGACCTGAACGACTATCTGTAAAATTGGGTTTAGTAATAGAGCCTGTAGAAAATAACATTTTAGGATGTTCAACATCAATAACAGGCATTGATTTCATATGTACTCTAGGATGACCAACAATAGCAGAACTATTTTCAGTTAAAGATTCTAGTGAAGTTAAAGGGCTAACAGCAGTAGGTTGAATTTTTATATCAGCTAAAATTGATATATGTTTATGTATATGATGTCTAGATGCATCTAGGTATTTTTCTATTTTTTTATCCCAAGTATCAGGTGTATTATTTTCTAACTTTTGATTTTGATTATTATATCTTCCACAAATACAATGTATTGAAGCATTGATATATTCTGCATATGCTTCAATATTTTTTAGAAAACCATCATGAACAGGAGTAGAATTTTGAGCCCAAGTTATAATAAAACATTTTTTACGTTTATCAAATTTTTTTTCTTTAGCTTTTTTAAATTGTTCAGATTCAATATTTTGCTTTTCTTTAAATCCTAAAGAAACTAAATATCTTCTTACAGTACGTTCAGATTTACCAAAAAATTTAATTAACTCATCTATTCTTTGACCATAAGAAAGTGATTTATTATAATAGGTTGATTTTATATATTCTAAATCTTTCTTACTCAATTTTTCTATCTTCATATTTTCATACCAAATTTTACAAATTTAAATTATTTTTTTTACTTTTATAAATCATTTTATAAAAGTATATTTCTAATTACAAAATTCATTTATGATTGAACATATAAAAATAATCTGATCTTCTGTAAGAGAATGATTATTTGGAATATATAAACCATACTTATGTATATAATCTGCATTACTCATTATATTACTATCTGTTCTTCCATATCTTTCAATATATACAGGATGTACTCCTAAATTACCAGCTATCAAAGGTCTACATTGAATATTATTTTTTAATAAAGCTTCTACTATTTCATCTCTTTTTTCATGAAGAATAGGAAAACAAAAATTAGATGTAAAAGTATTATCATGTTCTTGTGGTAACCATTCTGTTTTTAAATATTTTTTATAAAGTAGATAATTTTTATATCTTACCTCACACATTTTATCTGCTTTTTTTAATTGCCTTCTACCTATAAAAGCTTGTAAATCAGTAGATCTTAAATTAAATCCTGGATAATAAAAAGTATACATATCATTAAATGAATCAGTATTCCATTTATTTTTCATTTGTTGTTTATATGATTCTGAATTATCTCTTGTCCAACCATGAGAACGTAATGATAATAATATTTGATATAATTCTTCTTCATTTTCACCAATATTTTCATTTACACATACCATTCCACCTTCTATAGTTGTAAAATGATGTGAATAAAAAAAACTAAAACATGACATAATACCAAAAGTACCAAGCTTTTTATTGTTGAATGATGAATTCAATGATTCACAAACATCCTCTAATAAAAGAACTCCATATTTTTTACATAATTCAACAACTTCATCCATTTTTGGTACTAACCCTAGAGCAGAAACTAATAATAATACAGAAGGAGATTCTTGTATAAAAATTTTTTCTAACTCAACTAATGAAACACTTAAATCTTTATCATTAACATCACATAATATTGGTTCTAATCCAAGTTGTATAATACTTGATAAATCTGTACTCCATGAACATGCAGATAAAACCACTTTATTATTTTTCATTTTTTTACCTATAATTAATGTATATAACATTAATAATATAGCAGATGATCCTGAATTACAAAAAACAGAATTTTTAGAACCTAAAAATTCGCTGAACTCTTTTTCAAAAGCAACAGTTTCTGGTCCTTTACTCCATTGATCATTTGTCATTAAAAAATCACATAAAGCCTCTTTATCTTGATGATCGATAGTGTTAAAAGTTAAATTAATTGGTTCTTTTTCCATATAGTTATATTTTAAAAAAAATATAATTAACCATATAAAAAAAATCAAGCTATTTTATATATTCAGAATAATCAATATCTTGATTTAAAATATCTGAATAACCTGATCGTTGTGAACTAATACCAGGATAAAAAGTATAAATATTATTTTCAGATTGAAGCTGTGTATATAATACATCTACTGGGTGTGTTATATTTTGAAATTTATTGATTACTTTTTGAAAAAAAGTATTTCGTATAGCATAAGAATGTGTAGTATATGTTAATTTACATTTTCCAATATGTTCAGATATCATATCTAATTTATGACCTGTATGAAAATTATGGTTTCCTCCAAAATATAACATATCCCAATCATGGGGTAATTCTTTTATATATTGTTCAAATTTTTTATTTAATTCATTATCAAAAATAATATCATCTTCAAGAATAAGTATTTTATCATAATTTTTATGTTGAGCATCTTGTATGATTTTTAAATGAGAAAGTACACAGCCTACATTACCTTTTTCAATTGTTGGATTAACAAACATATTAGATGTATCATAACTATTACCATCAATAGCTTTAAATATATCTACATTTAATCTATGTTTTATAAATTCTTGATTACATTTTTCTAAACGGTCTTTACGCTTTTCAAGATTTATACAATAAATTTTATCAAAAAAAGAATTAATCATACATTATTTTATTGAATCTATATATCCAAAAGTTTCTTTTAAGCCTTCTTCTAATTTTGTAAATTGAAAATTGGGTAATAAATCATCTGAATTTTTGACATCTTTTCTAAATTGTCCATCTGGTTTTGTAATATCAAATTTTATTTTTAAATGTTCTGCATCACATGCTTTAAGAGCTATTTCTGCTATTTTTTTAATAGAAATGTTTTCTGGTGGAGCAACTACAAAATCTTCTCTAATATCTTGATCTACTGATATTTTTATTGCCTTAGCTAAATCCTTAGCATATAAAAATTGTCTAAGTGGAGTACCTGTTCCAAATAGAGTAATAAAATCATCATTATTATCTTTAGCTACTTTTATTTTTTTTAATAATGCTGTAACAAAGTGAGCCTTATCATGATTTTCAAATTGATCATATATACCATATAAATTTGGTGGTGTAATACAATTCCAACGAGTACCATATTGTTTGTTATAACAACTTATTTGAACTGATAAACATCGTTTTGCATAACCATAAGAAAAATTAGCTTCAGTAGGTGCAGAATCATGAAGATTTTTAAGAGTTAACGGATATTTATCATCACTTAAACGATCTGGAAATATACAAGTGCTTAACATCGCAATAACATGATTTACTTTATATTTCAAGGCGCATTTTAAAACATTTGAATTCATTGCAATATTAAATTCTAAATAATCAGAAGGTAATTTTAAATTTTCTATAATTCCTCCTACTTTAGCAGCTAAATGTATTAAAACATCTGGTTTATATTTTTCAAAAATTGCTTCTGTTTGAATATAATCTCTTAAATCACCATCTTTAGATGAAAGGTATATTGCATCAGGCATAATATCTTGTAAATACTTACCAACCAAGCCATTTCCACCTGTTACTAACACTATCTTTTTTTTATTTTCCATAAACTAAATTATTTTTCATTACATTATAAGTCTTTTCTATACCTTCTCTTAAAGAATATTTGGGTTCCCAACCAGTTAATTTTTTTAATAAAGAAACATCTGCTACAAATTTCATTACTCCTGTAACTTCTTTATTTAAAGATTTTATTTTTTTTCCTGATATTTCTTCTACTATATTTACTATATCTTCTACAGAAGACATAATACCACTTCCTAAATTTAAATGACCAGTAAACTCTGTGTTTATTACTTGTAATATAGCAGTAGCAGCGTCAGTAGTAAATACAAAATCACGTTTAGGTGTAGTATTCCAAACTGTTGGATTTTTCTTTGTTAATACATCATAAATCAAAGTTGGAACTAAATCTGGTCGTATAAGAGAAGTATCGCCATAAATATTTGAAAGTCTTATATTTATAATTGGAACTTTTTCTTTATAAAATTCTACTACTTGCTCTGCTAAATGCTTACTAAATAAATATTCATTTTGATAAGGATATATATCATCTTGTTCATGAACAGGTCGATCTTTTGATTCATTTCCATATAATAATATACTAGTAAAACAAACAAATTTTTTTAATTTTCTATTTTGAAAATAATTCAAAGCTTTTTTTAAAGGTATCACATTATATTCTATACCATCCATACAGCTATTATTTAATAAATGATGATTAGAATTACCAATTAAAAAAATAACATTATCAAATTCTAAATCATCTAGAATGGATAAATTATCCATACTATCTAAATGTATATGTTTATTTATTATATCGAAACCTGGATGTGTTCTACCAACAGAAATAATATCTGGATTTTCTCTAAGAAAAACATTTCCTAAAAATCCACTACCACCAAATAATATTGTTGATTTTGACATAAATTTCTATTTAATTATATTTTTAAAAAAAGTATCCCACATACAATTTTCAGGGAGTGTATATTTTTTAGCTTTTTCAAAATTTTCTTTTATAAATTCTAAAGATTGATTATAATGTTCATAAGTACATTGGGTTAAAATATTATCTAATTCATCAATTTTTTCAAAACAGAACATTCCATTTTTATTAAAAAAATCTCCTATTGAATTGCAGCCCCAATAAACAGGAATAGTACCTGTCATAAAACAATCAATTAACTTTTCACTAAACATAGCATCACAATTATCATTTTCTATAATAATAGAATATCTAAAATCTTGTAATGCTTCTAATTTATTTTCTACAAATTTATATCCTTTTCCATATATACCATCAATACTATTATTAAATCTAGAAATAATAGAATGACGTAATAAATGACCTACAGTAGTTCTTTTAGAAGAAGCTATAATAGATATATTTTTATTTTTTTCATATATTTTTCTTTGATCAGGATAAATCCAACAACCACCAAAAATATAATAGATAAATTTATTTGGATTAATATTAATAAGTTCTTTATTAAATGTTAATATATAATCAAATTTATTGTAATTAATTGGTTGTGTAATAAAATCATATGATTTTTTATTACTCATAGGCGACTCTATAATTAAACCTATTTTAATTTTTTCAGTAAAATGATCAATTAAATGAAAAGAATCTTCTGTTATAACAACAAGATCATTTATATTTTCTGTTCCTCTATACCAATCAAAATGATCAGAATATAATTTTAAATCACCAGAACCTAAACTTGTTCCATGAGAAAATTGTGTATCAACTATTCTAATTAAAGGTTTTTCCAAAATTAAAATTTAAAAAAAATATAATAAAAATTTAAAAAAAATTAAACTATTTTTAAAATACTAATTTATTGTTTTTTTTAATATTTTTATATATAAAATATTTTATTTGAATAATAATTTGATAAATTTTTATTCCAATTATTATTATTATTATTATTATTATCATAATATTTATCACATAAACAAAGATTACAAAATTTGTAATCATCATGACCTATATTATCTAATTTATGACCAATAATAAAACAAATAATTTTTTTCATATTTTAAAATAAATCATAATCAGTAATATCATTTTCATCACCCAAAGCTGTTTTTGCAATTACAATATTTCCAAGTCCAGTTGGGATAAAAGAAATTTCAAAAAAACCACCAATAGCTCCACAATCACGTTGTTTATCTGAATATTTTTTATTCATCTTTTTTTGGAAATTGTGCCATTTTTCAATTTCTTTATCAGAAAGTTCAAAAATACCTGTTTTTATAAATTGTGTTGCCATGATTTTTTTAACTAATCTCCCAAATATCGTCTTTTATTAATATTTTATTAGCTTCACAGGAAATATGCCATTTATCTCCAATAGCCTCTATTCTGTCTTTTGTTGTTATAATATCTATACCTATAAATTTAACTGCAGGAACTAAATGTTCAACATCATCAATTAATAATCTCCATGGATTTTTATCATCCTTATTATTAGTATTATATCTTAATTTAATTTTCATAACTGTTCTATTCCATTAAAATAAATATCTTTTACATTCAAATGAGAATTAGCTGGACCAAACCATTTGTCAGCTGATGGTGCAATTATTCTTTTATTTGGATTATTATTTAACCATGCACCCCACCAAGAAAATGAGCTATTGGCAATTATATTATTTTTACAAAAACTCATTAAATGAAGATCAATATAATCAGCTTCATTTTCAATATGAATAAATTTTTCACTAGGAGGAAATTGTTGTTTACACCATTCTATATCATCAGAAAATATGACAAACATAGTATCTTTTGAAAAAGATTTAATAGCTTTTATGTAATAATTTAAATCAAGATTAGTATGATATTGAGCTAAATTTAAATAATCACCTCTTCTTATATGAAGAGAGCAAGTTTTTTCATTATTTATAATAGTATTATATTTTTCATTAATATAGTTTAAAACATCTGTATTAGGAGCAAATATTTGTCTAATTTTTTGTTCTACATTTATGAAATTTTTTTCACTTTGAAAATAACCATTTATAGCATAAACATGTTTTTGTGGATCAAAATTTAGTTCTATTGGTACTTCATGATAAGTAAATCCAGGTTCTGAAAATAAAAACTTATGTGAAACTGGTCTAGATGTTAAAAATGGACCAGAAAACATATTTTGATAAGCCCATCCTTCTGGAATAAAGGCTTGATCCTTTAATTTATCAGCTATACCATAAGCAGCAGCTATTTGAAACATTTGATTCCCTAATCGGGAATAAAATTCTTTAATTGTTACCATAATTTAAAATATTTTAAAATAATCAAATTCTTTTTCATTATCAAAAAAGTCAAGAACCTGTTTAACACATTGATCTGTATTAAAATATTGCCATTGACCCCAACGTCCTAAGCCAAATAAATTGTAATTTTTAGAAAAATTTAATATTTTTTTCATGGATTCTTTATAAATTTTTGTAGGTAAAGGATAAGAATAAATATTTTCATGTTCATATAATGGAATGCCAGCCTTCCATATTTTATTATTATCAATCCATCTTTTTCTATTTATATCAGTCATAACTCCACCAGGTTTACTATATGGCGCAAAGTTACAAATATAAAATTCACGATGTTGATCTACATCTGGATTTGGAATATACATCCAATGTGCATTATGAGTATATGGCTCCCGTTCCCATAAAGAAATAACATCACTTAAATACTCTAAATTTTCAAATTCTTTTTTATAATCAAATCCTTCAATTTGGATATCAAATTTAGTCCATGGAGCTGTGTTAATTATTTTTTTAGTAATATATTTTTCATTGATATACCATAGTTGATTTTCTTTATCATATCTTAACGTTTTAACATCAACATTTAATTCAATTTTATCATTTACAGTTTTTTTAATAGCATCAAAAACAGCTTGAAAACCTCCATATTTAGGGTAATAAAATGATTTATGACTAACTATTCTTTCTGTAAAATTAGATTTTTTTTCAACAATTGTTCTAAGAACTAATTTAATATCAGTTTCAGGAATTTTAATTAACCAATCTGTATTTAATTTTGCAATATCAACACACCATAATTTCTTATTATATGGAATCATATAATTGTCTGCAATTTTATCGCCAAGATAATTTCTTATCCAAGATTCAAAATTTTCATATTTTACATCTTTACAAGCTGCAGTCAAATAACTATATAAATATTCTATTTGAAGATCTGTTGGTAATTGCCATAAATTTAATTCTATAGGAAATTCTACAGGATTACCTTCTAAATCAATTAAAACCTTTGTATCATATTTATTAAAATCACTTTGTGGAATGTGATCAAATATCCAATCTAATACATCTTGATATTTAGAATGTAATACATGACCACCACCTATATCAAGATAATGACCATCTACAATTTTAGTCCTACATAAACCACCAGATTCATGTTCGCTTTCCAATAATATTGTGTTATTAATACCAAGTTGTTGTAATCTTCTTAAAGCTGCAACACCTGTAAAGCCACCACCTATTACAATATAATCATAGACCTGTTGTAATTTTTCCATATAATTCTTCTGTTGTAGGAATATAATTTATAAATTCTATTTTAATTTTTGAAAAGTTAATACAATTATCATAAAAAGATGGATCTCCTCCATGTTTTGACATTAAAAATGTATTATCTATAATAGTCATTTCAGTATTGCTATTACCAAAAATTAAACAAGGATATACCCCACCTGTCATAGTGGAACATACATGTTTACAATTTTTGTGTTTAACTATAGTACACCAATCTTGATAATTTTTTATATATTGAACTTTATCATTAGAAAATATATTTGTTTCTTTTCCAAAAACAAACACTGAAATGTTGTTATCATATAATTTTGACAATAAATCAACCCAAAATTCATGAGACATATTTTTTTCTGTCCAGGCTCCTCTTTTTCTAATAACTAATGCCACAAAAGGTTTAGATAAATCATAATCAGATACATTACTCCAATCAACATTAGTTATTAAATTTTTATCTCGTTCCCAATTCTGATAAAATGGTTTATATGGTATTTCTCTTTCCCAAACATTTCCACCTGCCATTCTATGAAAAACGCCTATTTCTAACAAATCAATAATACTATTTTCATGAACATTTAAAGTCAAAAAATATTGATAATCTATAACATTATTAAAAAATTTTGTATATAAACATTTTCTTTCTTCAACAGTAACTACACAATCTTCTTTAGTAATTTGTCCAGTTTGTAATAGATCAATCAATTTAAGTCTGGTAATAATTAACTCAGTAGCTATTTCTGTTACTTCCAAAGGATTAGGAACATCGTTTACTGAATCTCCTTGATAAACATTTTTTGCAACAATAATATATCTCATAAATTACTATTGTTGTTTTTTAAATAAAAAATCTTCAACTAAAATATAATCAAGTTCTGTAGTATTTAATACTTCTAAAGCATCTTCTATAGTGGTTAGAATTGGCTTTCCTTTAATATTAAAGGAAGTATTTAAAATTATTCCTATTCCTTTAAGTTTATCAACTTCAGTTATGAGATCATAAATATATTTATTTTGATTTTGTGTAACAGTTTGTACTCTAGAAGTTGTATCTTCATGAACAATTGATTTTAATTTTTCCAACCACTCTATTTTTGTTTTTGGCGAATAAGACATAAATTTTGCATCACCATTAAATTCAAAATATTTATCAACCTCTTCTTCTCTTACAATTGGTGCAAATGGTCTAAACCATTCTCTGAATTTTACTTTATGATTTAAAATATCTTTCATATCAGGAAAACTTGGATCACAAATAATGCTTCGATTTCCCAAGGCTCGTGGACCACATTCTGATTTACCTCTTATTACTCCAATTATTTTACCATTTATTAATAATTTTGCAATTTCATTAATTGTTACTTTTTGTGCATTATAATCAATAACATATTGTGACAAATTTTCTTTATCTAAAATATCAAATCCATTATAAGTAACATCAACTACACAATTTGGTGGCTCATTAAATAATAATTGTCCTAAAGATATTCCACAATCATTTGGATTTGGAGGAACAAAAATAGGATAAGATATAGTTTTTTTTAATCTATCATTAAACAGAACATTTAATGCACAACCTCCAGTTAAACAAACTGGTAATTTGTATTTATTTATATATGGATTTATAATTGATAATACAATTTCTTCAAAAATATATTGTGAAGTTGCAGCTAAATCATAACTATCTTGTCCACTTATAGTATCATAAGTGGACAAATCTAAACCTATGTTGTTACCTAACTCAGTTAATTGTTTAAATTCAATGCCTAAAAATTGTTGTTTTAAATAAAACGCTCTTATTGCAGACACCCATTCTTGTCTTACTTTTCCATAAGCAGCTAATCCCATAATTTTACCAGCATAAGAAAGATAATTACCATTTCTTATTTCTTTAATTGGCATTGAAATCAAAGAATATGCATTCCCAACATCCAAATGAGATTGAGCTATTTTTGTAATTGTATTTTCTTTTTTATTAGCTAAATAAATATTAAACATAGTTACTTCATTGGTTTCATCCCAACCACCACCATCAATAGAAAAAATTATTGATTCATCAAATGGACTTTGATATAAAGCTGATGCAGCATGTGCTATATGATGCCCACAATCTATAAATTTTTTTATTCCAAAAACCTTAGTTAATATATTTTTTTCATTTATTGAATTACCAGAATTTATTCTTCCAAAATAACAAATATCAAAATCATTAAGATGATATTCTTTCTTTATTTCATTAAAAATGAATTGACAAGCTTCTTCAAATTTAGGATGATCATTAATTTTGCAATAACGTTCTTTAAGAAGTCTTTCAAATTCAAAGATTCGATATATTCCTGGTGCTGGATTTATAGCAATAGAAGCATCATGTGATGCATAAATTGAAATAGATTTATGAAATGTCATTTTACAATTTCTAGAATTTTTTCTTTAATTCTATCTGCAAAATTAACAAATTTTTGAGATACATTAAAGTTATATTCTATAGCTTCTTGCATAGAAATATAATCATCTTCTTTTAATAAATTTATTTTATAAAACAATTCTTCTAAATTATCAAAAGAAATAATTCCATTTATATCAAACCAATTATCAATATTGGTACAACCCCAATAAATTGGAATTGTTTTTGTTTGAAAACAATCTATTATTTTTTCAGTAAACCAATTTTTTCTTTTAGAATTTTCAATACAAATATGATATTGGGTATCAAATAATGGTTCTTTATTACTTCCCAAAACTGGATTATTATTTATATTAGGAATACCACCAAAATTTCCACTAGAATAAAATATATTTGGTATCTTTATTTCATTTTGTTTATTCCATAATAGATGTCTTAATAAATGACCAGGAGCCATAGTTTTCCCTCCAACTAAAGCAGAAACACCAAAATTTTTATTTTTAAATTTATAATTATTTATCCAAGTAGTACCATATTCAAATAAAAAAGAATTTGGACAGTTTTCTAATAAAAAATCATTATGAGTTAATAAAAAATCATAATATCCCCTTTTCATATACATCATAGCATTATTAGTCAAATCAAGAATTTCGATTGGTTCAATCAATAATACAATCCTAATGGAATCACTTATTTTTTTTGTATTTGGAATACAATCAACATATAATTCAATTTGTTTTTCATGTTCTAATTGAACATTCAAATTAAAACTACAATATATATCAATTTTTTTCATTTAACATCATTTTAAACATCAATTTGATTTGGAATATGACATACATTATATGATGTATTAATTATTTTTTTAAATGGATATTTAACCAATTTAGTTACAAATTTCCAATCATGTCCATAACCATCATCCCAAGTTTCATTTATAGAATTTAAATGACAAATTGTTGATGTTCCTATTCTCGTTTCTATAATTTCATTAATTCTAATTGAATTAGAAAAATTATTTAAATCTATAAAATTACTTACCAAGTAATCATCATAAAAAACCCACTTTACATCATCTGTAAATTGATTATTAATATTTTTTAAATGATCTTCACCAAAAAAATCATCTGTATCTAAATAACAGATTTTATCTCCATTTGCTAGTGATAGTCCACATGTTCTAATAGAACCAGAAAATGGAGCTTGTTTTTTCTTTAATTTAAAGAAAATAATATTATTATACTGTTTATAATATTCTTGATATAATTTTTCAGTAATATCACAACAATCAGAAACTATAATTAACTCTTTTGATTCAAAATTTTGTGTTAAAAAAGAATCTACTGCTCTTATAAATTTTTTTTCTCTATTTGTAGCTGCTCCTGGATAGTATCCAAGATATGAGGCCATTATTACTGATATCATTTGATATTATTTTTTTCTAGAGTTGCAAATTTATATGCTAATTCAGCAACAAGTCCATATTCATTAGCTCTCTTTTCTTCTTCCACTTCATTTTCTAACGGCTCACCTATTCGATGACCAATTTCATGACCAAAGAAAAATAATAACTCTTCTATAGAAACATCAGGATTTCCAACCCAATAATGAATTACATTATTATTATCAACCCATCCCCAATATCCTTGTTGTATCAAATAGTTTTTATATTCTTCAAAAGAAAATTCGTGTTCATTTCCTTCTAAATCAAAACCAACAAGTCCATCTATATCTTCTTTATTTATATCACCATCATGATATGGCGATAAAATTATATCATCAATAGTGTTATATTTTTTTAAAATAAATTTGTTTTCTATCATAAATAAATCTCATTAATTCATTTTTTTATTATAATTATATTCCATTAATGTTTTTTCTGAATCTGCAAAATTTTTCTCTGAATAATCATACCAAAATTTCATAAAATCTTTCATAGAAGCTTGTTTCATCCAATTTATAAATTGGATAGATGCTAAATTAGTATTATATCCTGTTCCTGGAGGATGAAAAACTTTAACATTATCATCAATTACACATCTCATATGTTTTTTTAAACATAAAAATCCTTTATAAGCATCTAAACCATGTCCTAAACTATTGATTTTTGTATCAACTGGATATATTTCTTCTAATATTTCTTTTTTTGCAGCAAACATAAAACCTTCTACAAAAACAACATCTCTTAAAGAATTAGAATTATAATTTTTACAATGTTTATGACTTTGACCAGAAGAAGAAGGTGAATATACTCCAATATTATCATCTTCAGTTAGGTTCGTTAAAGTATTAATTAATTTCTCTGCTTCTTTTTTATTTATAATTACATCAGAACAAATAAAATTAAGAATATCTCCACCTTTTTCAAAAAATAATTCCACTGATCTATTAAAAAGACCTGAATATCCCACATTTTCCAATGTGTAATCAAATTCATCTAAAATAATATTAGAACCAGAATCTATTAAAAAACAATTTCCAAATTTAGAGAAAATATTTTTTAAATTGATTGCATTATCATTATTATTATGATTTACTATTATTGTAATTATATTCATAAATTACCTAAATTACATTCTATTTGTTGTGTAAATTCATGGGTTAAAAATTCTTGATAATCTTTTAATAAAATCATAGTAGGAACATCAAATTCTTCATTTAATTCTTGATCATATATCATATCAAAATCAAATAATAAATATGATTTACAATTAGAACATTGCATTTTTAAATTCCAACGTTTATATTCAAAATGAATTTCTCTTTTACAAGAAGGACATAATGTATTATACATAAATTATAAATTAATATTATCAATTTTTTTCATTCTATTCTTTTTAGCCACTTCTATATGGGTATTTGTTTGTCCATATTGATTGATTTTATCATCACTTATAGGATTTTCTCTATTATAGAGATAAAGAATACTACTATTATGTTTAATTTTATTAAAATTTTCTGGTTTAACCATATCAAACATATTTAAAAACATGACAGCATCATAAGCTATACGATAAAATTTGCCATCTTTATCCTTCATACAAGAAAAATTTGGATCTTGTTCTTTTATTTTTTGATAAAAAGATGCACGAAATGTTCTTAAATGAGATATTTTTAAAGGTGCTAATCGTATATTATTTTTAAAATCATTTTCTGTATAAGGTCTAGAGATACAACTTCTACCATCAGACCATTTACTAGAACCATATAAACACCAAGGATCATATTTTTTATATTCTTCATTTAAATGAGATAAAACATTTCTATTAGATAATTTATCATCTCCATCTACTAAACAGACTATATCATTAGGATTACAATAATTCATAATACAATTATGAATATTTTCTAATGCTGTTAAATTAACAGAATTTTTAATTGAAATAACCCTTGAGTCAAATTTTAAATTTTTAAACCATTCAACATCAGTACAACCATCTGTAGATGCATCATCAATAAAAATAACTTTAAAATTGCTGTATTTTTGAGTTAAAATAGAATTAACACAACCTTCTAAAAAAGAACCTGCATTATAAAATGGGCTTATTATAACAAAATGATTATCTTCCATATTTGCAAATATAATAATAAAGTATCATAAAAATAAGTAATAAGAATATCATTTTTTTTAATCTATTTATTTTAAAAAATAAGAACATGTCTAAAAATAAAACAATAACTGCTGAAAATATAAAAGAAATAATTTTTAAAACAGCTGTATATCTAAAAGAAAGAAAGGAAATAGCAGATAAAGCATTAGAATTAGAAAACGAATTAAAAACTTTAGAAGAAAGTTATCAAGGTATGACTGGTTCATTTGGATTTTCTAGTCCTGAAAGTGCCTCTAATAAAAGTAAGACTGGCTTTAAAAATGATTTTTATTTTGCTAGACTAAGCGAATTAGGGGCTGAAATACAATCAGAAATGCAAAAACAAAATCAAGATAATGTTTTAAATGAAGATTTAATTGATGAAGTTAAAAAATTAAAATCAGAAAATGAAGCTCTTAAAAAAGAGAATGAAAATTTAAAAAAATAAAAAATAATGAAAAAAAATATATTTGGAACAGAAATTTTTGAAAAATTTGATGAATTTGTTACCAAACAACAATTAATTCATGAACAAAAAATAATTGAAAATGAATTAAAAAAAATCAGTGAAAATAGTGAAAATTGTTCACCATATAAATTTGAAGAAGATGAATTTGGTGACAAAATTTATCAATTACCACTAGATATTTTTGGTGATTTTGATTTTTATAATTTATCTAAAGAAGATGAAAAATTAGAAGAATTTCTTAATTCATGTTTAGATCATGGTGATGGAATTAAAGTAAATAATGGAGATGTATATTGGGCTACAGATTTATTTGATTCATTAAAATATTATGAAAATCTTGATAAAGATGATTTAGAAGAAGTTATTGCAGGTCCTGATACAAATTGTGATGGTAAAAAAGAACCTTTATTTATAGTTAAAGGTAGTTCAATTACTGAGGATAATGAAAGTGAAATTACAATAGAAATGGATGAAATATTTTCAGACATAAAAAAAGAATGGGAAGATAATATTGATCAAGATTTAGAAATTGACATGGATGATGAAGATTCTAATTTTGGAGAACCTATTCCTAAAATGATAAAAAAATCAGATATTTCATGGTCAACAAATGATATGATTGATGAAATAACTAAAGATTTATGTGAAAAAATGGATAAGGATGATGCAAATGAAATTGTAAATACTATACAAGAAACAACATCCAAATCATTACAAGAAACATTTTTTAGAATGAAAATGTTAATAGATATAGAAAAGTATAGATAAGAAAAAAGCGGATAAAATCCGCTTTTTTTATATATAAAAAAAACTCATAAATTAATTATGAGTTTTTTAATAATAATGTAAGATTAAAATTACAGTATTCCAGGTATATTTAATCCTTCTATATCATTTTCTTTTAAAAGCTCACGACCATCATCAGTCATAGTTTTTCCATTTATTCGTTCCATAAGACCATCTTTTTTAAAACGGACTTCTTTTACTTGATGTTTTTGTTGAAACATTTGATTGATTTTATTAGGATCTATTAAACCATTTGATCTATTTTCCATATCTACTTTTATTATAAATATATAAAAATTTTATTTATTTTTTATATCGTTTCATAATATCAATTAATAAACTATTTCTAACAATATCATCTTCAGAAAATTCATGAAACGAAATTCCTTTTATTCCTTTAAAACGCTCAAAAGCATCCTGTAAACCTGTTTTATCTGTTTCTTTAATTTTTATATCTACTTGGTCTGTATCTCCCATTATAATCATTTTAGCATTTTGTCCAAGTCTTGAAATAATTAATTTCAAGCCTGTTACTGTAGTATTCTGAGCTTCATCTATAATACAAATACAATTATCGAATGTACTACCTCTCATATATGCAATAGGTTCTTCTTTTACATATTCACGTGTTTTTAACATATTAGTGGTGGCTTTACCAATCAATTTTTCCATAGTAGAATAAAAAGATTTCATATAAGGCTGCGTTTTTTCCAATAAATCACCTTTTAAAAATCCAATATGTTCTTCACCAGCTTCAATTATTGGTTTAGTTATTAAAATTTCATTTATATTATTATCATTTTTCATAATTTCCAATGCAGCTCTTAATGCTGTAAATGTTTTACCAGAACCTGCAGGACCATGTATAAAAATCATTTGATTTTCTTTTATTTTTCTATATAGTTTCTTTTGACTTTCAGTTTTAAAATCTGTGCCTGGTTTAAATTGTATTTGTTCATTTTGAACTTTGGCTGACAAATCTTGCATAGATTTATCTATTTCTATTACTTCCAATTCTTCTATTTCTTCTTTAGAAAGTCTTTTATTATTACTTCTTTTTCCTTTGGACATATTTTTGTTTTTTATTAAAATTATAAATTTTAATAAAAAAATAAATATTTATAACAAACACACTATAAAAAAAATGAAAAATCAAGAAGAACTTTCTACTTTTATTTCTACTAAAATAAAAGATATGGGATTAAATAATGCTTTTGATGAACAAATGATGAATGAATTAAAAAAAAGTATTTTAAAAAAAATAGAAGAAGAAAATAAATTAGTGGAAGAAATAAATTTGGAAAAACAACCTGAAACTGATCAAAATACTATTATAAGTATAGAAAAAGATTCAAATTATATACCTTCATTACCATCATTTCTAGATAAAATAGAACCTGAAAAGTTTATTGTATTTGATAGAAATGAATTAAGTGTAGGTGGTGAAAATTTATCAAATAGATCTTTTAGATTAGTTTCAAATCCTGATAATAAAAAATCAATTCACAATTCATGGACGGAAGATGGCAAAAAAAGAGCAGAAGTATACATAGCTAAGTTAATAAAAATAGGAGAAATTAATTTTGATTATACTAATGGTATTTCACAATATATAGAAAATATTCAAGAAGAACCAAATGTTAACAACTTCGGTTTTCAAATAGAACCATTTGAAAAAGATGTTCCAATAAAAATAATAGATCATGATTTAGAATCAGAGTCAGAGTCAGAAATTAATAGTGAATTAGAAAATAAGATAAAAACATATATAAAAGATTTAATACAACAAAAAAATACTAATAATATAGTAAATTCTTCTATAAATGAATCCAACATAAATAATTCTGATCTTAAAATCAGAGAAATATTTACAAATGACAAAAAATATATGAAAATTGATACTCCTGAAGAACTTAAAGAATCTGTAAAAACAGGAAAAGGTAAAGCTATATTAAAAACAAAAAATGAAGAAGTTCAAGTTTGGGTATTAGAAGGTAAAGAATATTTTTTACCAACTAATATAATATCTAATATAAAATGTCACATTATTAAATAATCTATTTAAGTTTATAAAAAAAGTAATTAAATTAAAAATAAAAAAATATGAGTTATTGGAAAATAGAAAACAAATCAAATGTAAATGTTAAAATTACAGTTAGAGTAGCTAATACAAGAACTATAGGTCTCTTTTTAGAACCTAATAAATTTGTAATAGCTTTACCACAAATTACAGCTCAATTAGATGCACAAGTTAGAAGAGGTTATATAAATATTGAAGATAATTTTGATAATTCATATTTTAATCTAAATTTAGGTGATCAATATGAAAAAGGTACAATAGAAAAAATAAAAGAAGATTCAAAATCATATATTGGTTAAATATATTAATTGTAATCATTTTTTAAAAGCATGTTTTTATAAAAAATATGCTTTTTTTATTTAAAATAATAACTATTTATATTTATAAATTATTATTTATATTTTAAATAAAAAAACATGAAAACAGAAGAAACAGAATCACCACTATCTCAAATAGATGGTATGGAGAAATTTGATAATTTCTTATTTCAAGAAAGTAAAAAAGAAAAAATTTCAAAAACAATACTAACTTCTAATAAAATAGAAAGGATATTAGCTTATTGGCTTCTTAAAAAAGAAAATAATAGATTAACAGGTGCTGAATTATTGACACATTATAGTATTATACAAGAATATTTTAGTAAAGATTATAAATCTATGACAATTGTTAATACGCCTGTATTTAACATTAATACTCAAAATGGAAAAATTTATAAAGAAGATGATGAAGTTAATGATGAAATATACAAAACCTTACACACATCAAATTATAATTTAGAATTTAATACAGAATCAAAAATATTATTTGATCATTTATACATTTATTCAATAAAACTAATAAGTAATCATATAGATAATTATGATATAAAAAATATGTTTGAATTTAGAATGATAGGTAGTAATTTAAATAAAAAAAGAACTGTTACTTTTACTATTTCTGATAATATTATTAATGAATTTAATGAATTAGCTGATGAATTAGCTATAAATAAATCAAAATTTGTAGAAAATTCTATGAAAAATTTCATACAAAAAAATAAATAATAAACATTGAATAAAAAATATTATATATTTTATAATTTTATATTTATTTTTTATTCAATTACTTTTAATTTAATAAAAAATAAATATAATTAAATGATAAATAAAAAAATCAGCATTCTTATGGTAATGTCTGACAATCATGGTGTAGGACATTTTCGTTCAATAGATCCAGCAAAAGCTATAGAAAAATATTATAATGATGAATTTTCTGTTGAAATTAATCAACATCCAAACTTAGAAGATATTGAATATTTAAAAAAGTTTGATATTATACATTTTCATAGAGGATTAGGTCCAAAGGAACATGAAGATATTAATTTTGCAAGAATTAGAAGCTTAGGTATCAAAATAGTAGCTGATATTGATGATTATTGGGAACCATTTTTTGGACATCCAATGTATTTATTAATTAAACAAGAAAAATTTCCAGAAAAAATTTTAGATACTTTAAAAAAAGTTGATTATGTTACTACAACAACAGAATTATTTGCAGAAGAAATAAGAAAATATAATCCAAATGTTTATGTTATTCCAAATGCTATAAATAGAGAAGATAAAATGTGGAAACATAATGATACAAGAATTGAAGGTGATCAACGCTGCAGAATATCATGGATAGGTGGTTCTTGCTATGATGATCAAACAGAAATTTTAACAGAAAATGGTTTCAAATTATTTAAAGATCTTGTAAAAAATGAAAAAGTAGCTTGTTTAAACCCTGAAACAAATAACTTAGAATATCATATACCTAAGAATTATTTAAAAGAACATTTTGTGGGTGATTTAAATAGAGGAAAAAACAATTTAATAGATTATGCTGTAACTCCAAATCATAAAATGTATGTTTCTGAAGTTTCAGATCTTTCAAAAAAAGAACTAAATTTTAAATTAATACCATCAGAAGAAGTTTATAATAAAAATTTACATTTTAAAAAAACGTCTGGTTGGATTGGAATTGATAATAATCAATTTACAATTCCTGCTTTATATAATGAAATTGATGAAGATTATGAAGATAGTGAAGTTGTAGTTAAAAATATAAGATTACAAAAATATACTAAAGACAAAATAGTAAATATGAATGATTGGTTAAAATTTTTTGGTTTTTGGATAGCTGAAGGATGGACAACTCAAACAGAAGGATTAAATCAAGTAGGTATAACACAAATAAAAGATAATGGTTTTCTTGAAGAAATGTTTATTACATTAAAATCAATGGGATATAATCCCACTTTAACAAAAGATAAAAAACAATTGAGAGTATTTGATAAACAATTATGGACATATTTAAGTCAATTTGGTAAAGCAGAAGATAAATTCATTCCAAAAGAATTACTTAATCTTCCAATTGAAAAATTAAAAATATTTCTTGATTGGTTTTTAAAAGGTGATGGACATCAAGAAAGTGATAGTTTTAGATTTGACAAAAGATATAATGAAATTAGGAGTTTTAAAACTTCTAGAAAAAGAGGTTATACTGTTTCTAAAAAACTTGCTGATAATATTCAAGAAATATGCCTTAAACTTGGAATAATTTCTACTATTACAAATAGAGGATTAAAAAAATCAATTATGAAAGATGGAAGAAAAGTAATAGGAAAACATGATGCTTATGTTATTAGCATTGATGCAGATGACATCAGAAGCAGAAAAAATCCATTATTGAAATCAGAAGATCATTTTAAAGAATCATATAACGGTTTTGTGTATTGTGTTGAAGTTCCTCATAACATTATTTTTGTTAGAAGAAATGGTAAGACTATATGGTGTGGAAATTCTCATTTAAAAGATCTACAATTAATGGAAAATTCATTCAATCTTCTTCATAACAATGAAGAATTAAAAAATAAATATCAAGTAATATTATCTGGATTTGATGTTCGAGGAATTCTAACTTCTATAGATGAAAATGGACATCAAACTCAAACTAAAATGAAACCACAACAAAGTGTATGGTATGCTTTTGAAAAAATATTATCTGCTAATTATCAAGGAATTAAAGATGATGTTGAATATACAAAATGGTTACAAAATTATCAATCTGGTGAATATCCAAATGTATTAACAAAAAATTATGTAAGAAGAAATACATTACCTTTAACTAAATATGCAATACATTATGATTATTGTGATGTAGCCTTAGCTCCCTTAGATATAATAGATCAAGTAAAAAAACCTAATGGACAAATTATAAACCAACCTAATATTTTTAATAAAGTAAAATCTGAATTAAAAATAATAGAAGCAGGTATGAAAAAAAAGGCTTTAATTGCACAAGATTTTGGAATTTATAAAGAATTATTAAAAAATGAAGAAACAGCCTTATTAGTTAATAAAAATGAAAAAGGATGGTATCAAGCTATAAGAAGATTAATTTTAGAACCTGAACTTAGAGAAAAATTAGCAGAAAATTTACATAATTTTGTAAAAGATAAATATGATATAAAAAATGTAACAAAAGAGCGTATTAATATATACAAAGAAATTTTATCTAAAACAAACTTCATATTAAAACCTATTTAAAATAGGTTTTTTTTTATATTTATAATAAAAAAATCAATAATACATGGATAATATTTCTTTAAATTTTGGTGTCATCAAAGAATCTATTTTAAGATTAAAAACAAGAGAGTTTTTAAATGGAGAAAGACTTGGTTTGAATGATTTTATTAAAAAGTTAAATGAAAATACAACATTAAAAAAGCAAGCTTTAATTTTTAATATATTTGATACTAATAAACAATTTAAAAAAGAAAGATTAGCTGAAAGATTCATAAATCAAACTTTAGAAATTATGAATGGAGTAAAATGGGAAGATATTATTAAAGAAAATAGAGAAGTAAGAATTTTATTTTTAGATAATACACATGTTGGTTCTGCCTCAAAAGAAAAAGAAATGTATTATAATCATATACACAATTTAATTGAATCAAGATGTAAAGGTTCTGGTAATTATAATATAGCTAAAGATCAAGAATCTTATGAATATGTAGTTAATTATTTACTAAAAGAAAAAAATAATAATACAAAAATTATTGAAGAATCAGATGAACCATCTATATCTTGGGAGTTTATTACAAAAAGAGCCATTTCTTCTTTTAAAGAAAGATATTCTCATTTAAATGAATCAGATTTTAAATTAGTTAAAATATTAACATCTGATTATAATACAAAATTTAATTATTTTACTGATTTAAAAAATGAAAATTTAGATAAAATAAAAAAAATAAAAAATTTTGATTTAACACAAGAAGATAAAATCATCTTTGAAACATTTGAACAAAGGCTCAATACTTTTAATCCAAAAAAAGGAGATAATTTAGATGATGCTATCATTTCATATTATGAGCTTAATGAAAACCTAAATCAAAAAATTTAAAGTAGTTTATTTAATTGTTCATTAGAGTTTTTTATTATCTTATTTAAACGATAAGATAAAGATTCATCACTTTTTATAGTAAATTGATAATCAAATTCAATTTCTTCAAATTCACGAAATCTTTTAGGAAGTATTTTAAGAAAAATTTTAAATGAACCTATATTAAAATAATCAATATATAATTTTACATCAAACATTGATATTTTATTTAAAATAATTAATTCATGTAAATAATTTTTACAATAAAAAAGAAATTCATATATAACTTCTTCATAATTTTTTAATGAAATAGAACAAAATTCTTCAAAAATATTATTTATATCTATTTTTATTTTATCAAAAAAACATAAAGAACAATTATTATCTAATACAGCCAAGTATTTATGATTATAGTTTTTTATATCTAAATTAACAGATAAGTTATATAAACTCATTTTTTTTATTTACGATTAAATATTAAAAAATCAGAATTACCAGATAATATATCAGAAGTAACAATTTTATTAGCAATTTTTAAAGATTCATCAAATAAAGGAGATTTTTTACTCAATGGAAAATTATTTGATTTATCAAATAAATTAATAGTGTGAAGATATAATTCAATTGAGATGAAATTTTTTTTATTATTATAATTTACATTTTCTGGTGTATTAACTATATACAAGTTTTCTTTTGATTTTGGAAAAAAATAATTATCATCCAATAATGATGATAAATCTAAAAGATAGATATCTTTTAATTTTTTTAAAAGTTTTTTATTTAATTGTTGAGTATCTTCTTCTGAGTTTTTTGGTTGTATCCAAAATGAAGTTTCAATATAAATTGTTTCTGGATTATTTCTATTTTCTATAGTACCAATTTTAACACTTACATTATGATTGTTTAATATTTTTTTATCCAACTTTATTTGTCTAGCACTTCTAAGCATATTCAATATATAATATTCAAATATACGAAAAATATAAAAAAATTATAAGATAAAATATAAACAAAACAAAAAAAAGTAAAATTAAATTATATTTTTTTTATCGTTTTTTAAACTATTTATACCTAAAAGTATAAGTAGTCAAAAAAATGAATACATCAAATCAGAATCAAAAATATTTAATTTCTGAATTTTTTACATTTAAAGCCAGCAAGGATTTAATTCTTGAATCTGAAAAAAATGGAACAGATCTAATACTAGTTGGTATTCTACAAAAAGCAGATACAATAAATAGAAATGGTAGAATATATCCATATAATATATTAAAAAGAGAAGCAGAAAAATATATGGATTTAGTAAATGGAAGTATGGCTTATGGAGAAACTGATCACCCAGATAGTCCTATTGTTAGTTTGCTAGGAACTTCACACATGGTCATAGATATGTGGTGGGAAGGAAATGTTTTATATGGTAAATGTATCATCTTTGATGAAAATCCAGCTGGTGCTATTTTAAAAGGTATCCTTAAAAAAGGAGGAGTTCTTGGAATATCCTCTAGAGGAGTTGGTTCAGTTAAAAATATAAATGGAAGTGATATAGTTCAAGATGATTTTGAACTTATTGGTTTTGACTTTGTATCATCTCCATCTACACCTGGTGCATATATGTTCAAAGAAGGTTTTGAAAGACCTGGAATGATTCCTTTATTAAATACATATGATATAGAAAAAGTAAGATCAGAAGGAAGTATATCAAAATATAAAGAAGTTTTAAAATGTATAAATGATCCATTTTGGAAAAAAGTACAAAATAATTAGAAAATTGTTTTTTTTATCATATTTATTAAAAATTAAAAAATATGTCAAATAAAAAGTCTGTAATTAAAGAAGCACAAGCTGATTTTGAAGAAATAAAAAAATTTGCTCAAAATGAAGCTTTAAAGCAAATGCAAAAAAAAATACAGCCCCAACTTGATGAAATAGTTCAAAAAACACTTGAAGAAGCTATAATTAATATAGAGTCTGGTGATGCTACTGTTATTGTAGATGATGATTCTATAAATGTTGATAAAGATGGTAATAAAATAACAATTGAAACAAATAATAATATTACTAATACAGATACAACCTCTTCAACAGGACAAGAAAATTTTACAGAAAATCCAACATCATCTAATGATATAGAATCTTCTAATAATGAAATAAATGAAGAAGATATTTTATTTGAAATAACTAATATAAATGAAGAAGAACAAGCTGCTGAAGCTAATATCGAAAATCCATTTGTATTAGTAATGAATAAATTAAATGACATTGAAAGAAAGTTAGAAGGTGGTACTACTAATAGTGGAACAGCAGAAGGAGAAGTAACAATTGTAGATGATGACAATGTAGATTCTACTCCTGCACCTACCCAAAATAATAATCAACAAGTACCTGCTCAACAAAATGCAGTGCCTCAACAAAATCAACAACCAATACAAGAAGAATATATGGATTATAATAATGAAGATATAATGGAAGAAGTTATCGATTCACAAAATGATAATGATGATACAGATTTAGATGATCTAACAATAGATTTAGATTCTGATGATAGTGATGATGATAATGATGAAATAGAATTTGAAATATCTGATGGTCAAACTGTAGAATGTAATTGTGATAATTCTAATGAAGATGATGATACATCTGTAATTGTAGATGATTTGCAAGAATCAGATTTTGATTATGATGAATTAGCTGTTGTTGATCAAGATGATATTGATAATCTATCCATAAGAAATTCATCAAATGATAGTTTTTTTGGAGATATAGATAATGATAATTCTAATGATGAAGATGTAGAAATTATTGATTCTGATGAAGAATCTTCTGATGAAAATGAAATAGATGAAATGAAAGGGGTATCATTTTCAGTTTCTTCAAAAGGAAAAAGCTCTAGATTTCCAATTGGTCAAGGTGAAACAAGTAGAATTAATATAGAAGAAAATATAAAAGCTCAATATGAATCCAAATTGGATGAGCTTAAAGAGGAAAACAATAGTTTAAGAAGGGATATAAAGGAATTTGAAAATTCTTTTGTAGAGCTTAGATTATCAATTAATGAAATGCAAACATTTAATGCAAAACTAGCTCTTGCTAACAAATTATTTTTGAATGGTGGTTTATCTAGTACAGAAAAATTAGCTATAAATGAATCTTTAGATAAAGCTTCTTCTGTAAAAGAAGCCCAGAAAATTTATCAAAAAATTGTAAAAGATAATAACATACTAATTAAAGAATCAACAAATAACAAGATAAAGTCAAATACAATAAATGTAGCAAATTCTTCAAAACCTTTATATGAAGGTAATGAAACTAAGCTTTTAAAAGAAGAAGAAGAAAAAAGAAGAAGACAAATTCTTTCTGGTATTAGAAAAGCCGAAGATTAATAAAAAAATCTTGAATTTCTAAAAAAACAAACTATTTAAATTAAACATTAACTAAAAAACAAAAAACAAACAAAAATGAGTTCTATACTAAATAGCGGTCAATATGGTTTAACCAACATTAAAGCACTCGCTGAACAAAGAAAATCAATCGTAGCTAACTGGGAAAGATCAGGGTTACTTGAAAATTTGAAAGGTATAAAAAAATCTAATATTGCTCAACTTCTTGAAAACCAAGCAGCAAGTATGCTTAATGAGGTTACTCTAGATGCTTCTGCAGGTAGATTTGATACTGTTGCCTTTCCTATTGTAAGAAGAGTATTCTCTAGATTATTAGCTAACGAATTAGTATCTGTACAACCTTTAGCTCTTCCTTCTGGTCTATTATTTTATCTTGATGCAAGAGTATCTTTTGGTGATGGTACACAACCTGATAACTCTTTCAAAAATAATTTAACAAGAGCACAAGAAGTTTCAAGAGGTAATGCTGGTAAAGTTCCTCCTCTTAATACAGCCAATGGACAACCTGGTCCAAATTTTGCAACAACTTCTGCATATGAAAGATTCTATAACAACAATGGCTTTGATCTTTCTTTTGGAACAGGTCTTACAACTGTTGGAATTGCACAAACAATAGCAACATCTAGTTTTGGAACTAGTGGTATCTATCCTGCTACATTTGCATTAGGTGCTGGTTTTGATATTTCAACTCAACAATCTTCTGCTTCATTAAGATTTACTGCTTCTACTGATATTTATTATTCAGCTGGTGCTGGAAATAATATTTTAGTTGCTAATGCAGGTGACTCTTTACAATTCTATAACCAAACTCAAAACTGGGGACAAGATTTATATAATGGTCAAAGCATGGATGTTGTGTTAGATGTTAGACCACTTGGTGGAAACTGGGGTACTTCTTTTGATTCTACAAAATTAAACAGTGGTGGAACTGGTGGTGCTATTACTAGTTTAACAGTTGGACCAGTATATGAAATTTTTGCTAGTCTTGAAGCTAATTCTAGAATGGCTGAGCTTACAATTAGATTCTCATCAGTAACTGTTGTTACTGAGACAAGAAAATTACGTGCTCACTGGACTCCTGAACTTGCACAAGATTTAGAAGCATATCACTCAATTGATGCAGAAGCTGAATTAACTGCTCTTCTTTCTGAGCATATCGCAGCTGAAATTGATAGAGAAATCATCATTGACTTAATTAATGGCGCTCCATTTAGAGGTCACTGGGATTATAATGGTCTTGCTAACAGTGCAAACTTCTTTGGAACTCAGAAAGACTGGAATCAAACATTAATCACTATGATTAACCAACTTTCTGCTCAAATTCACAAAGCAACTCTACGTGGTGGTGCTAACTGGATTGTTTGTTCAGCAGAAGCTGGTGCAATTTTTGATGACCTTGATTACTTCCATGTAGATGGTTCTGCTGCTCCTGAGCAAGAAAAATATAACTTAGGTGTTGAAAAAATTGGTCAATTAGGTTCAAGATATGTAGTTTATAAAGATCCTTATCTACCTGCTGAAATTGTATTGCTAGGTCATAAAGGAAATACTTTCCTAGAAGCTGGTTATGTGTATGCTCCATATATCCCACTTCAATTAACTGCAACAATCTATGATCCGAACGACTTTACTCCTCGTAAGGGAATCATCACACGTTTTGCTAAAAAAATGGTAAATAACAAGTTCTATGCAACTGTTATTATCCAAAACATAAGAAGATACTAATAATCTTCTTTTAAATAAAATAAAAAAGAGAATCTTTTGATTCTCTTTTTTATTTTATTATTTTTTTGATTTTATTCCATAAAATGGTATATTTGAATTATGAAAAAAAAAGAATTAACACAAGAAGAAATAAATACAATAATTGTATTGCATCAAAATGGTAAAAGTAATAGAGTAATTGCTAAAGAAATAAATAGTTCTACTTCTGTTATAGAAAGAATATTATATCAAAGTGGAAATTATGTTTTTAATGATAATACAATTAGTATAAAAAAACAAATTAATGATGATTATACACTTATATGTAAAAAAACAAATTTAATTTTTGAAGATATTCATAATAAATCTGGTATTATTACAAATCATATAAAAAAAGAATATCCTGATTTTAAAATAGAAACTGCATTTAAAAGAAGAAAATATGAGTCAATTCATGGAAAAAAATGGTATGCTGATTTTTTTGATATAGGTGAATTAAAAATAGATACAAGAGAAAAATTTAAATGTGATTTTTGTGATTGGACTACTATAGATTTAGATAATAAAAGTGGATGGTTTACTACACATTTAAAAAAAGAACATAATATTGATATTAAAAAATATATTAAACAATATCCCGAAAAAAGTTTTTTATTTAAAACAGAAATTGATAAAATAAAAAAACAAGAATATATAAATAATGCAGCTACTCATAATTCTGTTATATGTAAAATTTGTGGAGAAAAATTTTTAAAAATTTCTGGAACACATCTAAAAAAACATAATATTTCTTTAGAAGATTATAAATATAATTATGGTAAAACTATTACAGAAGATACTAGAAAATTTATGTCTGAAAAAATGTCAGACTTAAATAAAGTTATGAATCATACTTTTGTTTCCAAAGCTGAAATAAATATAAAAAATTTTTTAGAAAATTTTAATATAAAAATAATATCAAGTGATAAAAAATTACTAAATGGTACAGAAATAGATATTATTTGTCATGATAAAAAAATAGGAATTGAATATAATGGTAATAGATACCATACAGAAACATTTGGTAGAGGTGGAATGTTTCATTTAAATAAAACTAAATTAATGAATGAAAAAGGTTATGGTCTAATACATATATTTGAAGATGAATGGGAAATAAAACAAGAAATAGTAAAAAGTAAATTAAAACATATTTTTGGTTTAAATCATAATCTAAAGAAAATATATGCTAGAAAATGTGAAATAAAATCGATATCATTTCAACAAAAAGAATCTTTTTTAGAAAATTTTCATATTCAGGGAAATGATAATTCTTCATTTTTTTATGGAGCCTTTTATGAAAATAAATTAATAGCAGTTATGACATTTGATGATAAAAGAAGTATGAATTCAGGTAAAAAAGAAGGAATATTTGAACTAAAAAGATTTGCTACTGATATTAATTACCAAGTCGTTGGTATAGCAGGAAAAATTATAAAACATTTTACAAATGAACACCATCCTTCAAAAATAATATCCTTTGCTGATATAAGATGGACAATTAATAAAGAAAAAAACTTATATACTAATATAGGATTTAAAATTTCAAAAATACTTGCTCCTGATTATAAATATTATAATCCAAAAATTTTTCGACATAAACGATTACATAAATTTCAATTTGGCAAAAAATCTTTAAAAATAAAATTTCCAGATATATATTCAAATGAAAAAACAGAATGGGAAATAATGAAAGAAGCTGGATATGATCGTATATGGGATTGTGGTAAAATAAGATACGAATTATTAATTAAATAACCTTTTTTATTTAATATTTATAATAAAATTCTTCTATTATGAATATTAATGCAAATATGGAAATTGTTACGTTGACTTCAACGCAAAATTTCACTGGTAGTACACAAATACATGAAGTATATTGTGTAGCTGATGGATCAATTAAAATATGTGCGATTGCAGGCGGTTCAGCAACACTAACAATGGTAGCAGGTCAAAAAGTTGATTGTGTTATTTCTCAAACAACTGTTAATAGTGGAACATTTATTGGATTCAGAAAAGCTCCCACAATTTCTTATTTAACCTATATACAATAATCATATGAGTTGCGAAGCAGGATGTCTCACAGGTGTTACCATTTATGAAAAAACACAAATTTTTAATAGAATTAGAAGAAAGTTAGGCGCTCCTATAATGGGAGTTGAATTAGTTGATGAACAAATAGAAGAATGTATATGTGAAGCTATTGAAGAATATTCTTCGTTTATCAATAATTGGGCTATGGAAAACAAATTAGCAGAAATGTTAGGTTTACCAACCACTAATGATTTTACATTAAAATATATTACAAATAGTTTATATTTTGAAAAGAGTATGACCAATACTGCTTCTGAAATGATTGGTGGTGGTGTAAGTACAACAAGAGAATTATTTACTACAGGTATTACTTTAAGTAGTGGAACTCAAAATTATAATATTCCAGATACTCATGAAATACAAGATGTTTTATGGTATACTCCAAACTTTGTAAATATGTATGGTTTTGATGGTGCTAATTTCGCTTATACTGAATTTGGTGCTTCATTTGCAGGATATAACTTATATAGTGTATTACCTGTATTTGATACTGTATTAACATCATCTGCAGCAAAACAAAGAAATAAAGTTAGAGGATATGAATATTCTTATGCAGTTTTTAAAGGACCTCCTGGATATAGAACAATAAGATTATATCCTATTCCAAATGCCTCTGGAAATACAACTAATTTTAATGGAATAGCAAATTATTATGGAACACCAGGAACTGTATTTTACAGATTTTTTTTAAGACCTGATAATTATGTAGCTGGGAATCCTGAATTAGGATTAAATTCTATTGGAATAACAGGTCAAACACAAGGAAATGGATTAGTATCAGGTCCAGCTGATGCACCATTATATAATTTAAATTATTCATTATTAAATGATGTTGCTAAAACATGGGTAAAAAAATATGCACAAGCTTTAGCTAAAGAATTATTAGGACTTGGAATTAGAGGAAAGTTCTCTGGTGTATTACCAATTCCAGATGCAGAAGTAACAATGAATAGTGCAGATTTAATAACTAATGGAAGAGCTGATAAAGAACTTTATTTAGAACAATTAAAAACAACCTTAGATGCTTTAAATTTACAAAAATTACTTGAAGATAGAGCTTCTATGCAAGAAAGTGTAAATAAAACATTACAAACAATTCCGCTAGGAATTTATTTTGGATAATAAAATATAAATAATATGAGTAATATAAACAACAATAATTCATCTTTTGATGATTTAAAAGGTATAAAGAGACCAAAAGAAGCAGAAGATAATTTAGCTGACAAAAAAGGGATAAAACTTTTTTTTGGTGAAGCAGAAGCTAGATTCTTTGATCAAGTCGGTAAAGAATTAACCAATAATATTCTTCAAGAAAGCTTTATACTTTATAGAGTAGATCTTAAAAAAACTAGAACTCATGCACTATATGGAGAAGCAATAGTAAAAGAGACACTTCAACCTATTGAAGTATTTGGAAGAATAAATGTAGAAGTAGAAAGTCCTACATATAGAACTCCTAAAGGAGTTACTAAAAAAGGCATGGGAGAATTTAAAGCTTCTATGTATTTAAGTCATTTAGAAGAACTAGGTCTCTTAGAGAGAGATGGTAATGATTTAAATATATATATAAAACAAGGAGACTTTTTATCTCATAAAGGTCAATTTTATGAAGTTTGGGATGATGGATATTCACAAATATCTAATCAATTTTCTTATGCTGGTGATAGAAGAGCATTTTTGACAATAAAAGCATTTGAAATTGATAGAGATGTATTCAATGGAGTTTAAAAAAAATTTTTTTATATAATATTTAGCAGTATGCTAAATATTATTTTTTCTATTTTTAGGGAAACAAAAAGAAACAACCCCCCCTCCCCCCAAATGATTAATCTTCATTTGAAGTTGCTGTAATAAATTACAGCTAGGGTTGCTTTTTTTGTTAAACCAATAGAAGAATTTTCTCCCCTTAGTGCAAACACTTTGTTGCCGTTTACAACCCCCATAGAAGAAAGGCAGAGCAAAGTTAAAGCCAAAACAAAAATAAGAAAAATAATTTGAAAATAAAGTAATATTTTTATATTTATCTATAAAAAGATGGGAAGTCAAAAAAATCAAGATAAATTGTTAGATTCTGATTTTAAAAATTTTAATTTTTTACCTCAAAAAATACTTATTGAAGACCTAAATTTAGGTTTATTTAATTATATAAAAAATTTAGATTTTTCACTTCAAAATGAAAGAAATGAACATCCAAAAGTTCCATTAGTATGGGCAACAAGAGAGTTGTGGGCTGAACGCAAAAAAGATTTTGGATTTTTGGAAAATGAAAATGGTACTGAAATTAAAAGACCTTATATGGTTTTATATAAGACAGGAGTAAAAGAAGGAACTGCACCATTAAAATATAGTATTCCAAATCAAAAGAAATTTAAATTTGTTAAAGTACCTATATTTGATGGAACATTAAAAGGAATGGAAATATATAAAATTCCACAACCTGTTTATACAGATATAGAATATGAATTAGTTTTTGAAACACATTATCAACAACATCTTGATAAATTTTATGAGTTATTACAAATAGATGCTTGGTCAGATCGTCAAGCTTATATGAAAATAAATGGATACAATATAGCTTCTGTAATGGATGATCCATCAGAAAATAATATTATAGAAATCAATTCTGAAATGGTTTTTCAAGTGATAGTTCCTATTAAAGTTTTAGGAAAACTTGTTGATCCAACAAGATTTGAAAAGGTGCAAACCATTACTAAAATAGCCATTAATATTACAGAAAAAAAATAATTGTTTCAAAATTTTGAACTATTTATTTTAAATTATAAACACCGAAAAAACAAAATTAAACAATAAACTATGGCAACAACATTCTTATCACCAGGCGTATACACAAGAGAACAAGATTTTACTGCGTTTGCTGCTAGGGTTGGTATAACAAAATTAGGATTAGTTGGAAAATTGCAGAAAGGTCCAGCATTTGAACCTATAAAAATTATTTCTACAGATGATTTTGCTTTAAGGTTTGGATCTACACAACCCTCTTTACCTGCTTCTTATGTAGCATATAATTTTCTTAATCAATCTAATGAGCTTACTGTTACAAGAATTTTAGGAGGCGATGGATTTACTAACTCACCAGCTTGGGTTATTTGTGCAGGAACAGGATCAACTTTATCTGGTTCATCACTTGCAGTAATAAGATCAAGAAGAAATCAAATTGATGGTAGTTTTTATTTAGATCAAGAATCAGATATAAAAATAGGAAATATATCTACACCATTAGCATCATTTACATTAAGTGCTACTACAGGTCCATTAACTGCTTATACTAATAGTGGAATTACTGTTTCTCTAGATGAAACAAGAGAAGATTATATTGTTAAACAATTAACAAAAAATCCAAAAGTTATAGATGGCAAATTACCTTTCTATGTGGAAACTATTTATCCTCATTTTTTAAGAGAAGCTGTTTCAAGAGGTGAAATTAGCGATCTTAAAACTAATGTTGTTTATAGTGTTAATCCTGTATATACAGATTATGCAGATGGATATACAAATGCAACTACACCTTGGATTGTTTCAAGAGTTATAGGAAATTTACCTGTAAGATTATTTAGATTTCAAACCATTTCAGATGGGGATGCTTCTAATACAGAAATAAAAATATCAATTCAAAATATTGATATTGTTAATTATACATTTGATGTATTAGTGAGACGATATGATGATACTGATGCTACAGCTACTTCAACAGCACTAGAAAGATGGTCTAATTTATCACTAGATGCTACACAAGTAAATTTTGTTGGTCGTGTTATTGGAACTACGAATGAACAATATCCAAGAAAGTCTATGTTTATTACAGTTGATATGGCAGAATCTATTCCAGTAAATACTGTTCCAGCAGGATTTGAAGGATTTACAGTTAGAAGTTCTGGTGTATCTGGTACAACAAATCCAAATTTATATTATAAAAATGTATATTTTTCTGGTGATACTGTATTTAAAACTTATTTAGGAGTATCAGAGCTTGGTTATACATCATTAACTCAAACTCAAATTTCTTTTAAAAATGCTGTTAAGACCCTTGAATCAGATTTATTCCAATATTATGGTGGAGTAACATCAGGTACTACACAGATTAAAGGATTCCACATGGAAAATACAGCTGATTCTAATTTTTATATTTCTGGAGACAAAAATTCTTTAACTGGATATACAAATGCAGCAGGAACACTTATTGATAAGAATAAACTAAAATTTACAGTAGTACCAACTGGTGGATTTGATGGATGGGATAAATATGCTACTTATACAGAAAATTTTGAAGAATTTGAAGCTTCTAAGATATCTAACATTCAATCATTTAAAAATGGTATAGATACTTTTGCAAATGCTGAAACTACTGATATTAATTTGTTTGTAACACCAGGAGTTGATTTTTCAAATAATTATGAAATTATATCATATGCTCTTGATATGGTTGAATTTAGAGCAGATAGTTTATATGTGTTTGATTCACCAAGATTGACATCTGATGATGTTAAAGGCAGTCCAGAAGAATTAATTTCAGCTTTAGAATCTTCTGGTATTGATTCTTCTTATGCATGTACATATTGGCCATGGATTCAATATAATGATACTAATGTTAATATATATACATATCAAGCTCCAACATTGATGGCTGTAGAATCTATGGCATTTACAGATAATGTAGCTCAACCTTGGTTTGCTCCTGCAGGCTTGAATAGAGGAACTGCAAATTCATCTATTGTTAAGGCAGATATTAAATTAACAAAAGGGAATAGAGATACTTTATATGAAGGTAGAGTAAATCCAATTGCAACTTTTATACAAGAGGGAGTTGTTATATGGGGACAGAAAACTATACAACAAAGACAATCAGCTCTTGATAGAATTAATGTTAGAAGATTATTACTACAAGTTCAAAGATTAATAGCTGCTGCATCTCGTACATTAGTATTTGAACAAAATGATCAAGTATTAAGAGATCAGTTTTTATCTAGAGTAGAACCTATTTTATTACAAATTCAAAATCAAAGAGGATTAACAGCATTTAAAGTTGTTATGGATGATACTAATAACAATAATGATACATTGGATAGAAATACTTTGGTTGGTAAAATTCAATTGAAACCAACACCAACAGCAGAGTATATTGATTTAACCTTCCAAGTTTTGCCACAAGGGGCAAATTTTTCAGAGTTTTAATTTTTTTTTATAAAAAATATTACAAAAAAACCAAGTTTTACTTGGTTTTTTTGTTTTTATGATTACAGTAAAATGTACTAATCATTGAGAATCAGATGGAAAAAAATGAAGAAAAAATTTGTAAAAATTGTGGAAATGATAAACCAAAAAAATATATGAAATTTTGTTGCCGAAAATGTACAGATGAATTTAAAAGTAAACAAAATAATGAAGTAAGAGAATGCTTAGTATGTAATACAGAATTTAGGGTTCAAAAATCAAATAAAAAGAAAATTTGTTCTGATAAATGTAGAAGAGAATGGCAGTTAAGACCAGAAACTATACAAAAACAAATTGAATCATATAAAAAGACTATGCAATCTAATTTTGGAGTAGATAATAGTTTTCAATTAGAATATGTTAAAGATAAAGCTAAAGAAACGAAGATAGAAAAATATAATGATAAAAATTATAATAATTCAAATCAAATGATAGAAACTAAATTAGAAAAATATGGTGTTACACATCATTTTAAAAATCCAGATATGTTTCAAAAAAATTTTATTGCACAACATAAAATATATGAATTTTATTTTTTAGAAAAAATGGAAGAAAAGGGATTTTTGAATGAAATAACTCGTGGAAAATCATATATATATGAATTTGAAGGTTCACAACATACTTATCATGTAGATTTTTTATTTAAAAATAAAAATATAGAAATTAAATCTGGATGGACATATAATGAAAATGGTAAAAATAAAAAATTACAAGATATAAATGAAACAAAATGGAAAACAGTTATAGATTATGGTGATAAATTAGAAGTGCTTATTGATAAAGAAGCAATTGATAGTTTTGTATTTAATTTATAGTTAAAAAATACTTTTTTATATCATTTTTTAAGCTATTTATTTTTAAAATAATTATCATAAAAAATGAGTCAATATATATTTCCCACTCCATCAAATTCATTTTTAGCTAGTGGAGGAACAGTTTCAGGATATACAATTTTTGAAGCAGGATTAAGTGCTAATACATTTTCTGCTAATACAATATATTCTGCTAGCACTGATTTATATGATATATTTTTAACTTCACAATCTTCTAATATATTACATCCTTCTTTTCAGGATATATCTGTTTCTGGAACAGCAAATATAAATACTGTTATTGGACAAACAGTAGATTCTCAAATTATTAAATCAGGTTCTACAGATTTAGGTTTATTATTTGCTCCATATGGTACTTTAGGTGATGTGACTAGATTATCTAATGGAATTAATACATTTACTGCTGGTACAGATAATATACCAAGTATAAATATAACAGGAGCTTCATTTGATAATCTGTTTGTTAGTGGTACAAATATATCAAATGAATTTTTTTCTAATTCATTAACTGGAAATTCAATTTTTTCTGGACTAACTAATTTAAATTTTTTATTTGCACCGATTCAACATACACATATTCAATATGCTACTTTAAGTGGTGCAAATTTTACTGGTGGGATCATAATGCCTGCTATTACATCAAATACAATAAATAGTAATTTTATATATTCAGGTAATGTAAATATTTCATCTATTTTTCAAAAAATAGGACAAGATTATTATTCACATGTATTGAATGTTGCAAAAAGTGGTGCATCATTTACTTCTGTAACAGAGGCGTTGAATTCTATTACTGATAATAGTATATCAAATAGATATATTATAAATATACATCCAGGCTTATTTATAGAAGATACTTTGAATTTGAAACCTTATGTGGATTTAAATGCTTTTTCGAGTGAAGTTTCTATTATACAAGTAAATTCAACCAATAAAAATGTTATAAATTTAGCTCCAAATGTAGTAATTTCTAATCTTGTATTTCAAGGATCATCTGATACAGGAAAAACCATATTTAATTTGGATACTTCATTTTTACCAACACAATCTTGTGTTATAAGAAATTGTTCAGTACAAAATACTGATAGTATTTTTAAATCTAATTTAAATGCAGGAGAGTTTGGTATAGTAGGATTTTCAAATTTAGCAGCTTCAACTTTTAATAATGGATTTGATATAGGTGGAGATGGGTTTACAACAGTATCAATTGCTGATACAAAATTAGCTATTATAAGTACTGTTAATGATTTTGTTCATATAAGAGGTAATAATAATAGAGTAGCTTTAACTAATCTTGGTTTTATTGTTCAAGTTACTATAGGTGCAACTGTAAATAATTTTGTTAGAATTTATAATGGTTCTTCTATAGATATAATATCAGCAGGTATTGATGGACCTATAAATGCTATTAATAATGAAAATACAGGATCTGGTTGTTCATTAAGAGTAAACTCATTTGTTTGTGTTAATGCTATTAATGATTTAATAGTTGGGCATCCAAATACACAAGGCAATTTAACAGGATCAGTTAGTAAAAATAAGGTAACTATTAATCCTGACAATATGTCTTTCAATTTAGCTTATAGTGAGCCGAATGGTGGATTTAATATTACAGGTGAATTTGCTATTGGTGATATTGATTCTGAATTAACACAAGTAAATGATTTAATTTTATATACTCCTACTTTAGGTAAACTTTCTGGTGGAGAATTATCTTTAATTTCAGGATTTACAATTTCTATAAATGAAGGAACAGCTTATATTCATGATATTCATGGCGTGACTAAGTATATAACTTGGCCAAACGTTATGCCTGTAACTATTCCACCAAATTCTGTTAAATATGTTTCTGTGAATGAAGCAAGTTCTGTGGTTTTACAAGATAGTTTACCTATTAATATAAGTAATGTAAATTTAGGAAAAATTATAACAGATTCAAGTAAAATAATTTCAATTAATAATACACCTGTAAGCTCATATCATTATAATAATTATTTAGATAATCAATTACGTGAAGCTATTGGTTCTTTATATGTTGCAGGATCAATAGTATCTCAAAATGTCTCACCATTAAAAATAGATATTAGTTCAGGATCATATTATTTTACTAATAAGAAATTTACGCCAACTGGTGGAACAGCAAGTTCATTTACAACTGTTTATAAATCTACTGTAGCAGGTCAATATATTTATACGAATGGCATAGATACAATTCCTGTTAATAAATATGATGATGGTTCTGGTGTTTTGGCAACTGTTCCATTTGGAAAATGGATACAACATGATTTTTATTGTAATGGTGATGGAATTAATGAAAAATATTTTTTGGTGTATGCACAACAATATTTTAATACAAGTGCTGATACTATAAATGTTTTGCCAGTTCAACCAAAAGGATTTAATGAAAGTATTGTTAGAATTGCATCTTTTATTATTAATTCTTCAGGAAATTCAATTTCTTCAATTCAAGATAGAAGACCTATTTTTAATAATAATGGTGGAGGTTCTTTTTCTACTACTGCAGTATCAGTGCATGGTAATTTAAGTGGTTTATTGGCAGATGATCATCCGCAATATTTATTAACAAATGGAGGACGAGTTTTAACAGGAGATTTAAATTTAGGATTAAATAACATTATAAGTGCAGGAACTGTTAATGGGGTTAATATTACTTCACATGCTTCTCGACATTTACCAAATGGTTCTGATCCATTAAATACAGATGTTCCAATTTCTATTGGAAATAATAATAATTTGGGCATAGCTAACTCTTTTTCAAG